TCGTTCGGGTCGTGGCGCTCGTAACCGGTTCCGTTGTCCGCCTGGGTTTGAGAACGGTGGTACGTTCACGGATCGCCGTTTCAGTACTTGTGGTGCTCAGATTCTTGGTATTCCGAACTTTGGTCCGGGTTCACTCCTTGGCGGTACGGGTCGTGCACTTGCCCGGTTAGCGAGAAACGCTGAGCTTATTTCGAGTATTGGCGATTTGCGTTCTCAGAAAAACCCTGGCGTGTTTATTCGTTCAGCACAGATTCCGAGCACTCCGAAGAAAGTGAATGTTACTGCTAGAACTGCTGGCGTAAACACTATTCTCAACGCCATTGGTGATACTCGTTGGAATATTCGAGTGTCCAAGCGAGACGGCGTGATTCTAGAACCCGTAGCTGGTTTGAGTTTCTTCGCTAACCAGACAGGCGACTTTGACGATGTTGTCGATGGTTCGCTAGTTGTTAGAAACACGGATGCTTCGTTTGACACTCCAGAAGTTATTGAAGCGGTACAGTCTTTGAACGCTGGTTTTAAAGACGTATACTTTGCGATTCCTGAGGTTGGTGTTGTTCGTTTCGGCAGGGAAGGTGGCGAGCTTACTCCTGCGGAACGTACGTCTTTAACTCGTACACTACCTACCCGCATTTCTCGTGACGCTGACATTGACCCGACTGCTGGCCTGCGAGGGTTCGCTGACGATTCTGGCGGCAAGTTTGTTGTCGAGTTCGGTAACCTCAACGAGCAGGGCCGGTTTAATGTGGAACAGTCTGATAACCAGCTGGTCAAGGTACAGGGTCCTGGGGGCACGGTTCGTCAGGTTCCTCAGTGGGTTTATGAAACGTTCTTGTCTCGTTCTGCACCACGTCGTGCTAAGGACGACCCGATCTTTGAACTTGTTCCGGAGGGCAAGTCCGTAAACCCTTTTTTCATAACCGCAAAGGCGGTCCAACCCGATACACTCTATAAGGAGTATCAGGCGGATATTGCGTTTAAGGTAGACGCCTATAAGGATCAGGCGTATTTGGGCGGTGTGAACTTTAAGCGTGTTCGTCCTGGCGGTGTTCCTTTGCGTCGGGCGTTGGGCGGGCTTGCTTCGGCGGTAGCGTTTTTTGATCCTTCGATTAGTCGTTATCGTTGTCCCCCTGGTTTTACTGGGGGCGGTCAGTTAACGAATGTTCGGGGTTCTACGTGTGGACGTAGTTTGAGTTCTCCGGCGATGTTGGCTTTGGGCAAGTTGCAGGATGCTCGTGGTAAATTTTCGTCTTTGAGGCGTGATCGTTCTCGGGTTGGTCGTGTTGATTTTGATGTTGATGCGCTTGATGAGGATAGTTTTAGGGCGGCAGTGCTGACGTTTCAGACGGATGTTGAGAATGCTACGGAGGGTTTTCTTCGCTGGTCTAGAAATTTGCCAGATGTTGATGAGTTAGAGCGTTCGGATTTGGTGAATCTTCCTCCGTTGACTGATGCTGATCGGCGGGCGTTTGAGATGGTGTCTAGGAATATGTCAGTGGCTTTGGCTGGCTTTTCTTATGATGTTCGTGACCTTGAGTCTTTAGATGAGCCGACTTGGAATGCTTTGGTTGATGCATTGCAGGATTTTGCGACGGTTGAGGCGCAGCGTCAGCTTTATTTAGAGAAGTATGGTCTGGATAATTGGCCGGGAACAGACCCTAGGACAATTGATACGGAGATTGTGAATCTTGCTAGAGAATTAGCAGGTGCTGCTGATGGTCGGGTAGTTACGCGAGTTGATGATGTTACTGAAGAGGGCGCTAATGTTGTGTCGTCTATTGATCAGGCTTTGGAGACTGCTGAAGCTTTGTTGGATGCGAATGGTCGGGATGAGTTGTGGAGCGTTACCGATCTTTTTGAGTTTAATGAGTTGTACTATGACTTATTAGATAGGTCTGATATTATGGATACGTCGCCGGAGTTTTTCACTCGGTTAGACGATGCTTTGTGGTCACAGTTGCGAAAGTATGATGAGAAAATTGATGAAGATCCAGATAGTCTTTCGTTAGAAGAGTATGCGTATTTGTTGTTCGCTTTGAGGAGGTTTCGCTCTTCTCATGCTGGCACTAATGCTACCAATAAACAAATAGACGATCTGGGTTTGGTTGTTAGTAATACGTATGTGGCTAAACAGCGCCGAGAGTTTGGTGAGTTAGATTTGCCTCTTTCTGAGAGATCTGACGATGCGCTGGTTTATGTGATGGTTGCCGGAGATTCTGAGTACGGTGATATAACTGTTGATAAGGCTGAGAATGCGTTTATACAGGGCAGAATAGAGGCTTTGAAAACAGCGCTGTCCGAAGCCGGGGTTGATCCTGACAAAATTTCTGATACTCGTTATGAGCGGGCTGTAGTTGATATGCTTAATAATGTTAACTCTGACGTGCAAATTGAAACTTTACTTCCTAGTGCTTTGTCTGGTGATGAGAGGCAAGCCTTTTTGAATGAGTTTTCTAAGACTAATCGCTATATCAGAAACATAATTAAAGGGCAGCGTAGTGCTTTAATCGCCCAAAAGCAGGGTCGGGACCTTGATAATTTTTACCGAATGTTTTTGAAATCGAACGGAAACGTTGAAGCTATTGTTTATGATATGCCCGAGGCCGATTATGAGAATACTTTAGAGGCCGTGCAGGGACTAATGGACAGTTTAGCTGGAGTATACGAGGCAAGTGAAAATTGGGCGACTTTACGTACTCTAAGATCCAGAATGAAGAATGCTCGTGAGAATATGCGTCTGCAAATTATAGGAGAAATTGATTATCTTACTGATGACCCAGAATTGCTGCCTGACCGTAGTGGTACGCCTAGGTGGCTTGTTGGTTTTAGAGAACGCCAAAAACAGGGTATGACGGAGATAGTGCAAGAAGGTCTTAAAGACTTGGATCAATCGGATTACGATATTGTGGATTTGAGTAACAATGAAACAACTGAAAAAGCAGTCGTGCGGCTAAAGAAGGAAGGCAAGTTTAGGGAGTGGACGAACAAATTGTTACTTGCGTCGGACGCTAGTGAGGCTGAACGTGATCCCAGTAAGCGTAGTGTAGTAGCTGAGTTTAGAGTACGTGCTGATGATGGTGAAGAGTTTCTTATTAAAATTGATAATGTAATTTTTGACGGAGGGTATCCTGATGGCGATCTCTCTATAATGCAGCTCCAGTCGTATTTCTATGCTACTGTGATTGATAAAGACGGGAATGAAGTAATTCGTGAGCTTACTGTTCCGGATAGGTATTTTAAGGCTAACGTTGTGCGAAGGATGTACACATCTGGAGAAGTAGATAACGAGTTGATTGTGGTCAATAGTTTCGTAGATAAATTTGGGTACGAAATTCGTTTGCCTGACGGACGTACGCTTATGGTAGATAATAGAGGTAAGGGAATTGCAGATAAATTGAATCAACGCTTTATGGCAATGTCTGCTGCGGCTGGAATTAAGAAACATACGTTAACTGCGGCTTGGGACGGTCAATATGTTTGGCCAAGGCGTGGCGTGCGTTCATCTAGCACAGAAGTGATTAAGAATCTTGATCAAGCGTTTAATAGACTAGTTGCTCAATACGACCGTGCTAAAGAATCTATTGCTGATGGTCGAAGATTAACTGGGCAAGAAGCTATGGCGTGGTTGATGTTTAATGGTGATGATAAAAAACGTGACCGTGTTGCAATGTTACTTAACTTTAACTTGGGGTTAGGGGATGATCCCCCTAACACCGTTTTTGAGTGGGCACAACACACTGAATTTATTCATGCTTTAGAGGCAGAAGAAGATAGTATTCATGAAGCAATGATTCGGTCTTTTTTCAAGGGATCTGGTACCCCATTAAGCGGTGATAAATCAGATCAACGCTTTGTAGACCATGTTAATAGCTTGCTGCCTGAAGGGTCTCCCAGTAGACTAGTTTCTGTAAACGACTTACAGGACGAAGGTTTCGTGACACGGTTTTTGCCAGACGAAACCGGTATTGGTCCTTATGTAATAGGTAAGTCAGTTTTAGATTTTTCTGTTGCAGATATTGATGGGGCAGGTTGTAAAGATGGCTGATTTTTTCGTACAGAACAAAGTGACTAACAAAATAATTGAGCAGATTTCTGAGAAGATGTTCTGTGAGGTTACTCCTAAGCGTCCACGTAAACCTAATGGTGTGGCTCAGCGTTACAGCCCGAACTATCGTTCGGATATTGATCCGTATCGTAAAGCGAACGGTGCACCTACTGTTGTGAGTGTGGCGGAGGGTAATACTACGATTGGTGATATCGAGTCGGCTGTGGCGCATGTTTCTGGTCAGAATGGGCCGCTGTCTGCGGTACCTGACGAGTTTTTAGCTGACACTATTCTGCGTGACCTTGCTACTGAAGGCCAGGATAGGTTTGAAATTATTTCGGTCCGTGAGACCACTGATGGCGTTGATGGTATTTTGAAGTTTCGTGATACTGTTACTGGGATGGTGTATGGTTTGAAACATCATGAGGGCAGCGACGCTTTAGATGATGCTGGGCAGGTAGAGATTTTGGTTTCTCGGGTAGCTGAGGAGTTTGGTTTTGCTCAGGGCCGCATGCGGGTGGCTAGCGGTATTGGCGATAATGGTTCGTTTGCGGTTTTGATGGAGATGCCTGATTCGGTTGTGGCTGGGGATACTCGTGATTTGCGTCCGGAGATGAGTGTGTCTCAGGCTGATACTGATGATGTGGTACGTTTGGCTTTGATGGATTTTGTTTTGGCTAACCCGTCTCGCAGTCCGTTAGATGTTATTGGCTCGTCAGATGATGAAGGCATGAGTTTGCATCCGGTTCCTGATTCGGGGGCTTTAATAACGAATGTTGGTTTGAGGGATCGGCAAGCATTAGAGAGTTTTGTTGCGGATGCTATGGATGCGAATCATCCTGCTTTGCTTGAGTTGCGTAAGCGTTTGGAAGATCCAGAGCGTCGTGAAGAAGTTATTGAGTCGCTTCGTCGTCTGCGTGCGGAGCTTGTGCAGCAGGGCACTGATGGTGGTCTTCGTAAGTTTAATGCCGACACGCTTAGCTTAGAACGCTCCGCTAGTTTTGAGCGTATGAAGGGTAAGCGTGATGCCGTTTCGGACCGTATGGCTACGGTGCGTTTGACTGATACGGATGAGTTGGTTTCTTTGTTTGAGGGTGCTACGGCTCGGCCTCGTCCTGGGGCTACTGTTGTGGGTCGGCAGAACCCTGGCAGTCCGGCGGTTGTTAGTCAGGAGTTTGCTCAGCTAACCCCTAAGCAGCGGGCTGCGACGTTGAATGGTATTTTGCAAGAGATGCCTCATTTAGAGAGTGTTTTGGAGTTAAGCGATCTTACGAGAAAGAAGACAGGAAAGAAAGTCAGGACTGAGAAAAGAGGCACAATTAAAAATTTGACGGATGATCAGGTTACTGAGGCGTTAGATAGGGTTTTGCAGCATTTTGAAGATAACATTGATTATTTGTTGTCGCAGTCTCCTCCTGATGCGCCGGGTAGGTCGATGTTGGCGTGGGATGTTGATGAGGGCCGTTATGTGTTGACGCCGGAGGCTAGGGTGACGCAGGCTTGGTATGATGTGGCTAATAATTTGGCTGGTAAGATTTCTGATGAGTCTGGTGTTCGTCCTGAGTCTGCTGCTGCTGTTTTAGCTGTTTTGTCGGCGTCGTCGGATTGGCGTGATAATGTGCCTTTAGCGATTAATAGTATTAGGGTTTGGGCTGAAAATCCTACGATAACTGCTGCAGACGTTGAAGTGATGCGTAGAGCTTACATAGATGCTAAAAACAGCAGCTTGAAAGAAAGACAGAAAAGAGGTGTTGATGTAACTGCGGATAGAGAGCTTCTTAAAAGATTAGACAACATGCCTGTAGAGGAGTATTTGTCTTTAATGGACGGGAAGCTGGATGTTCCGTTGCATGAGCAAGATCCGTTGTTTGTGTCGCATTACATCAGATCACGGGCTGCTACAAACGCTGATGGTAGTGATTTGGGTCGTGTAGATTTGATTCCGTCTGACCGAGGCGATGGCTCTTTCGATATGGTGATGATAGAAGGTGTTGCTGCCTCGAATTCACATTCAGCTAGTACTTTGATTATTCCATCAGATATGCCAGAAAGCGAGTACAAGCTAGAAACTAAAAAAACGAAAGTTGTTAACGCTAGTTTGCAGGTTACTCCTGATGGCTTTATTTCCGATGTGGCGCTAAGCAAAGAACCGGGAAGTAAGCAGCATCGAGATTTGATGGCGAAGGTAACTAAAGGTGCTGATCGTTCTGCCGTTTTTCTTTCTATTGAGGCACAGCCTGAGCTTCATAGTTTTTATGAGAGTCTAGGGTTTGTGGTTACTGAAGAGACAGGCAAGGGCGGTGTTCCTATATTGCGTCGTGAGCCTGTTAAATTAGGTAACTATTCGTTTGACAAAATCGCTAGAATTTTACAAGGTGATGCAAACAATACCGATTTAGATACGACGGCTTTTGTAGAGAGATACATTTCACCTAATTTAGGCGAATATGCTAAGGTAAGGTCTTTCTATAACAATATTGCTGATCCTGCTGACACTCAATGGGCAAGCCTAACAGCGGACACGCATCATTTTAACGCTGTGTCTTTGATCCCTATAGGGTCAACAGGGACTCTTCATGCGGGCTACATTGATAACAACGGCAAGGAAGTGCTACCTAACAATCCTCGTCCCTATACTGACACCGTTCTTCCTAAGAATAACCCGTTTATAGGTAAAATGTTTGATACGAACAAAACTATAGGGTTTAGTGGTTCGTATTGGCTAGCGAGGGAAGCCGCTCTACGTAAAGCGCAAGAGTATGGCATTCTTCCACGAGAGATGCAGTCAATCTTGTGGGAGCACCAGCGACGCATGTGGGTTGATCAAAAACTGAAGACTGGAGTCGGTGACGCTATTTTAAGAGAAATTAGGCAACTAGCCCTCAATGGTGATAGCATAGGTGAAGAAGAGTTTAGAAAGTTGTATCAGCGTAAGTATGATGAGGCCATGCAAGGGTGGGAAAGCGCACCGGGTGCTCCTGCTGTTCTTGAAGATACCCGAGGGTTCTTAGAAGGGTTACAGTAATCATGGGAAAACTTAGCAAAGAATCATATGTCGAAGTAGATTATTCTGATTTTTCAGCTACAGCCGCTGCTGAAGCAGAACTGGAAGAAGAAGAATTCGGTACAGGTAAGCCTGTGGACTATCCGAACTTGATTGCTTTTTTTAGAGAGACCGGTGATGAAGAGTACGCTAGATTTTATGAGGGACTGTTAGAAGCACAGGGTGATGACGATGGCTAAACGATACAATTTCTCTTACGACAACAAACCGCATGGCTACGTTGTGTTTGACAATCATCAAATGATTGACATGCAATTTTATGATCCTCAACTACACTTAGATATGACTCAATGGGCAGAAGGTAAAAATTTTACTAGCATCAGAGACCTAGTGGGTCGTGGTGCAGCCATGTGGAACATTGAAGAGGTTAACGTATGAACGAGACATACTACAAGACAACAGATGATGCTTTCGTTATTATCCGGGTGCAGGACCCTCGGTCGGCTGAGGCACATTCAACTATGCATAGTCAGGCCAAGGTCGATCGTGCGTTTGCTGAGATAGAGAAGCTTCGTCCACTTGATGCCCCCATGTTTACTGAGCAGCGTCTCAGGTTCTTCTTTCCCGAGCTGTCTGAGATTGACAGGTCAGAGTATTCTGAGGCGTACACAAACATTGATGAGTTTAACGCTAAGGCAATGTTAACAAAGCAGCGCATTGAGGCCATGCCTGATAGCGAGTTGGCAGATTACATCTTTTTCTTTTCGATGAACACTCGCTTGATGACACCTGCCGATGTTGATGCTTTTATGGAAGCGATCTTTTTCAGTTGGAACATTAATATCAACATGCCCGGGGCGGAAGCAGATATTGACGACGCTACACAGCGAGAGATACTAGAATATAGTTATGCGATACTGAACAAGGTTGAGAAAGAACAAAACCCTAAGTACGCATATGACTTTATCAAACTAACCGGCGGGACGGTTCCTAGCGAACAGCGAGGAAAGTGACATGGCTAAAGATCCATTAGAAGAACAAACTGTCCCTACCGAAAAGATGGCGAAAGAGCTGTCGAAGATTTTGGGTTGTTCTGGGGCGCACAAAGTGGGTGAGGATGCTTGGGGGCCTTGTGAGTCGCCTAAGGATCTTAAGAAGCTTATTGCTGTCGGTAACCCTGCTTTTCGTGAGTGGAAGAAGCGCCAACAGAAGAAGAAAAACTTCTACGACTTTTTAGAGTTGAAAGCGAAGGGTAAAGGGAAGAACAAGTTCCCGACCCGTGAAGCTGCAGAACAGGCCGCAAGTAAGATGGGGTGTGCCGGTGCACATCAGACCCGGCAAGGGGTTTGGGCACCGTGTATGACTCCTGAAGATTACAATGCGGCTCACGGCCATTTGAGTGTCGGGGGTTCTCCGGTTTTGCGGTTGCAGCGACCAACTCGTCGTGTCGCTACAGATTTGCGGGCTTGGGAGAAACTTCGTGAGCGTGGCCCACGTGGCATTGAGACGTTGCCGGGTGGGGGTTTGGTTTCGGCTAAATCCGTGACGGCTTCTGATTCGTTTACTCCGACGAAAGGTATGGTTGCGGAAGCGAAGCGTGCGTTGGAGTGGCGTAAAGAATTTAAGCGTGGCGGTACTGCTGTAGGTATTGCTCGTGCTAGAGATATTGCGAATGGTAAGAATCTTCCGTATAAGACGGTGAAGAGGATGAAGGCGTTTTTTGATAGGCACCAGTCTGACGCTAAAGCTGACGGGTTTAGACCGGGCGAAAAAGGTTTCCCCTCTAATGGTAGAATTGCTCATGCTTTGTGGGGTGGCGATGCGGGATATACATGGGCGAAGAATATTGTGGCCCGTGTAGAGGGCACTGAGAAGTCGTTTAATTCGATTGAGGAAAAACGTTTCTATACTCGTGCTCGCCGGATGGAGTATGCGAAGCGTGGTTGGGCGTTGCCTGACGGTTCGTTCCCAATTCGTGATGTCGGGGATTTGCGTAACGCTATCCAGGCTTATGGTTTGGGTAAGGATGCTGAAGCAGCGAAAAAGCATATTATGAAACGTGCTCGTGCTTTGGGTCGTACCGAGTTGATTCCTGAGAATTGGAAGACTCGCCAAAAGGCCGCTAGACGTTATGGTCCGAATGATCCTAAGACGCCTGCGAAGCCTTCGGAACGTATCCGTGGGTCTAGACGAAATAAGCCGGGGACTGCTTCTAATACTCGTGGCGGGATTGAACTTTCTGCTGCGGTTGAGACTTCCTTGAAAAACAAGGTCAAAGAGCATAATGAGAAGATGGAGAAGCGCAACAAGCCTGAACGTAAGGTGACGTTAGGTATGCTTAAGGCCGTGTGGCGTAGAGGTGCCGGTGCTTTCTCAGCTACTCACCGTCCGAAGATGGGCCGTCAGCAGTGGGCGATGGGCCGTGTCAATGCATTCTTGAAACTTGTGTCTAGCGGTAAACCGTCGAATCCTAAGTACACGACCGATAACGATCTTCTCCCTAAGAAACATCCACGTAGAACTAAATCCTAAGCTAGTGGATTTCATTTTTGCTATACATTAGACTATTACTTGTAACAGTAGCTGCAGAAACTTAGAAAAGTTCCCGTGGTTTACTTTACGTTGATGATAGCATAATATTTGACCGGTGTTACCACATTGTGTTGGGTCGCCTGTCATTAGACAGTAAACATGTTAAATACCTTAAGGAGATAAACATGAGTTTTGATGAGAGTCGGCTCAACGAGGTCAAGACTGCTCTGTCAGCTAAGATGGCTGAGCAGCAGGAGATCGTTGATTCGATGCAGGTGGAAGGCACCACTGTTATCGCTGATGCGGAAAAGAAGGCTGCTTTCCAGTCAAACATGGCTGAGATTAACGAGATGAAGGGCCTCATTGAGGGCATGACTTCACTTCGTGACGTTTCGGCTTGGTCCTCAGAGGCCGAATACAAGTCAGTTGCTGCTGAGGTAGCTGCTGGTGTTGAGCGCGAGGTTGCTGCTCAGAGCAAGTCAGTTGGTGAGGCTTTCCTTGCTTCTGACGAGTTTAAGTCACTTCAGGGCGGCAAGGCTGGCGTAAACATGGTTGCGCCTTTCCAGGCTAAGTCACTTTCCCAGAAGGACCTTTACTCAGGGCTGCCCACGGGCGATCCTGCTGCGTTTGGTGCGGTTGAGCGTGACGGCATTGTCCCGATTGCTCAGCGTCGTAGCCGTGTCCGTGACCTGTTCCCGGCACGTACTACTAACGCTGCCGTAGTTGAGTACTTCCGCCAGACTGGCTTCACGAACAACGCTTCAGTTGTTCCGGAGTACTCCAGCGGTAACTTTGGTGCGAAGCCTCAGTCAACGATGACCTTCGTTGGTGAGCAGGCTCCGGTCCGTACCATCGCTCACTGGGAAGCTGCCCACCGTAACGTTCTTGCCGATGAGCCGCAGCTGCGTTCAATCATCGACAACGAGCTTCTTTACGGTCTTCGTCTTCACGAGGACGAGCAGATCCTGAACGGTGCCGGTACTGGTGAGGACCTTACTGGTGTCCTCAACACCTCAGGCATTCAGACCTACTCATGGTCATCAGGTGAAACCACCCCTGTTGCTGACACCAAGGCCGATGCTCTCCGTCGTGCGGCTACTCTGGCATACCTTGCCTACTACGAGCCGACCGGCATCATCGTCCACCCGTCAGATTGGGAAGACATCGAGCTGACCAAGAACTCGCAGGGCACCTACCTGCTTGCTATGTCAGTTGCCGGTGGCGCTGAGTCACGTGTCTGGCGTATCCCCGTCATCGACACTCCTGCTATTGCTTCAGGCACAGCGCTTGTCGGTGCTTTCGGTACTGGCGCTCAGCTTTACGACCGTGAGGCTGCTACGATCCGTATTTCGGAGCAGCATTCAGACTTCTTCGTCCGCAACGCCATCGTGGTGCTTGCTGAAGAGCGTCTGGCTCTCGCTGTCAAGCGTCCGGAGTCGTTCGTCAAGGTCACCTTCGACGCCGCTCCGAGCTGATCCTAGTCCCTTCGGGGTAGTTGGATAAGTTGAGAACCCCCGGTCCTTTGGGCCGGGGGTTTTCTTATTGGCCTCTCGGCTTCGGTCGGGGGGCCTTTGCTATAATAAGGCCATGCCTATATTCGATGACGACGACATTCCGTTTCCTGTGTGGACGCAGCATGACGTTGATTTGTTGGAGGCAATTGATCCGTTTCTTCTGTACGGGTTGACGAATGTTGTCGAATATCTTGTGACCCGCAATGGCATGGTCGATAACGAAAAGTTTGATCTGCTGTTGTTGATGCATGCTGTGGCGAATAAAGATTCCAGAGAAGACATGTATTCGTTGGATGAAACCGAAGCCGTTATTGGTGTTGCTAGCGAGTTTTGTTTAGTTGATTGTTTGTATGATCGTCAGTCTCTTGAAGCGTTAGAGTTGCAGGATAACGGGGTGTTGTTTCTTGCTTTGAACGAGTCGAATGGTGCTGCTTTGGACGCCGCCGTCTGCTTGTCAGGGAGATCTTCCTCCATGTTTAGATACGACGCTGTTCGGCCTTCGTTGGCGTTGTTTGGTGAGTGGGAAACTATTTCTGGAGAGATATTGAAAGCCTTGTTGACTATGGGGCAGACATCCACTAAGATAGGTTTCCTAGTCGAATACTTGAAGGCTAGTAAGAATATCCCTCTAGACGATTTGTTACTGATTGGAATTTTGTTAAAGCTTGCAGAAGTTGGTTTGTTTAACATCTATTTAGATAGCGAATCAGATGGAGTTCTTTCCATAAACACTCAAGCAGCGGGCATCTTCTTGTTGTTCTCCAACAGAGAAGAGTTAGCTAGGCGGCTAGCTGAGCTGACAGAATAATCTGTAGCAAATAGGTTTGATTTCTTCCAATCTCGTGATAACTTGACGCCGGAAGCTACTTCAGCCCCCCTAGAATACTAAAACCACCTCTTTTCAGAACATCACTACACCACAAGGAGAACGTACTGTGGACCCCTTTTTTATTTCCGACGACCATGCCGCCTCATACGCCGACAAGATGCCTCCGTGGGGGTTTAACGGATTAGGCTATATTGTTTACAAGCGAACCTATGCCCGTCCTATTTTTGAGGGCGACACAATTGTTCGCACTGAGGAATGGCACGAAACGATTCAGCGTGTCGTTAACGGCGCCCAGGAGATTGGGGCGCAGTTGTCGGAAGATGAGGCTGTCCGTCTCTACGACTACCTGTTCAACTTGAAGGCTTCCGTTGCTGGCCGAATGCTTTGGCAGATGGGTACCCCGAACAACAAGCGTTTGGGTGGCGACAGTCTGGTCAACTGCTGGTTTGTTGATGTTCAGAAGCCCACGGATTTCTCTTGGGCCGTAGAGCGGCTGATGCTTGGCGGAGGCGTCGGCTTCTCTTGCGATAAGCCTGAGCGTTTGGGCGTTGTCCGTTCAGCTTGGGTTGAGCATCATGACGCTGACGATTCTGATTTCATCGTGCCTGATACCCGTGAGGGTTGGGGCGAAGCAGTCCGGAAGGTCTTTGAGTGCTACTTGGGCGACGACGACAATCCTCGTAAGATGACGTACGCTACTCACCTGATCCGTAAGGCCGGTGTGCCGATTAAGACGTTTGGTGGCACTGCTTCAGGTCCCGAGATTCTCGTTTCAGGTATTGAGAAGATTTGTGCTGTCCTTGACGGCGCTGTCGGTCGCACGATGACTTCAGTTGAGGTTCTTGACTGCATGAACATCATCGGCTCTATCGTTGTTGCCGGTAACGTTCGCCGCAGCGCTGAAATTGCTGTTGGCCGTCTTGACGATGAAGATTACCTGATGGCGAAGCGTTGGGACCTTGGCGATATTCCGATCGAGCGAGCCATGTCAAACAACACTGTTTTCGTTTCTCCGGAACAGATGAAGGACATGCCAGAGCTTATCTGGGAAGGCTACAAGGGCAACGGTGAACCGTACGGGTTCTTCAACCTCGAAGCTTCACGCCAGTTTGGCCGTATGGGCGAAGAGCGTCCCGATCCGTCGATTGTGGGCGTTAACCCTTGTGCTGAAATCCCGTTGGCTAACCGTGAGTCGTGCAACTTGTCTGAGATTTTCTTGCCGATGATTGATTCTCCGGAAGAGCTTCAGGATGTGTCTCAGTTGCTGTACAAGGTGCAGAAGGCGACAGCAGCGTTGCCTTACCTTGATCCTGCGTCAGACAAGATCACGTCAACCAATATGCGCCTCGGGCTGGGCATCACTGGTGTGGCTCAGGCTATGGACAAGATTGATTGGCTGGACGATACCTATGTTGCTCTTCGTGAGTTTGATGCCGAGTGGTCGGAGGAGCGTGGCTGGCCTGAGTCTGTACGTCTTACCACGATTAAGCCTTCTGGCACGCTTAGCCTTCTCCCGGGTGTGACTCCAGGGGTCCACCCCGGCTTTAGCCAGTACTTTGTGAAGCGTATGCGTATGGCTTCCACGGACATTCTGGTTAACTACTGCAAGTCGAAGGGCTTCTACGTTGAGCCTCTCCGCAACTTTGATGGTTCAGAAGATGACCGTACTGTTGTTGTTGAGTTCCCGTGTGCGTTCCCTGATGGGACGCTTGAAGCTAAGGACATGACTGCGATTGAGCAGATGGACCTTGTTCGTCGTCTTCAGAAGGTGTGGGCAGACAACGCTATTTCGGTGACTGTCTACTACAAGAGCGAAGAGCTTGACGACATTCGTGAGTACCTTGCGGAGCATTGGGGCGAGATGAAGTCTGTTTCGTTCTTGCTGCACAGCGAGCACGGCTTCGATCAGGCCCCGATGGGCGAGTTGACGAAGGAAGAGTACGAGCATGTGCTCAGCACTACGTCACAGCTTGGTGAGAAGCTGTCGGGTTCCACGATTATGTCAGACGAGGAGTTCGATGCTGAGTGTGCTACTGGTGCGTGTCCTGTGAGATAACGGGATATTATAATATGCAAAGTTGCAATCTGTCGCAATTTGGGAAGTTAAAGTATTTGTGTACCGGCAAATTTGACTAACCCCGAAGGAGGAGATTGTGATTATCGGCTAACGTGCCGGTAGCCGTAAAAGCAATCGCACGTCTAGGGCGGGGTTTGGTCAGTTTGACTGAACCCCGCTTTTTACGTTATGATATGCATATGGCTTCTTCTTTGAGGGATTTAAGGCTTAATGGCGTGCAGCACGAGTTGCTTCTTGTTGCTGCTTGTTGTAAGCATGGCCTAGCGGAGACTGTTCCGATAGATGACGAGAAGCGGCTTTCTTTACCGGCAGCAATTGCTGTCTTTGTTGGTTTGATGCCTGAACGCAATTTGTCTAATAATTTTGATGAACTGTTAGATAAGATACCCGCTAACAGGAGAGCTAACTTTATCAGGTGTTGGGAAGCTATTGAGATGTTTGTTGGGGAAGACATCGTGGATTGGTCTGAGCGGGTTGGTAGTGAAGAGGCGTACAAGACTATTAAGTCTTTAGCTGGTGAGGTGGCTAACGCCAACTTGTATAGGCCACGTTAGTTTATGGGGTTTACTTGACATGGTGGTGGTGCTTTACTAAGATACCACTATGAGGCATGAACAGCGATGGCATAAGCATTACGAGGCACTATGCGCATATGAAAAACGCTATGGTGACGCTATCGTGCCGACAGATCACGTAGAGTTTTTAGACTCGGGTGAATGCATCAGTTTAGGCAATTGGGTTAGTTACATGCGGACGAGATACAAGCAGAACGCATTGGCAGCTAACCGGATTCAGTTGTTGGAAAGTCTTTCTTCTTGGACTTGGGGTCCTGTTAGGCCGGGACCGAAGTCGAAGGACTTTATTGCAGAAAGAAACAGTCAGATTTATAGCGAGTATTCTAACGGTGAGACGTTAGCTAAGATTGGTGCTCGGTATAGGTTGTCCCGTCAGCGGGTTCATCAGATAGTAAAGGAATATGAAAATGGTAAATAGGCAAGGTGCGGAAGATTGGAGCCGTTTCACCGGCAAGCTTTCGACAGAGTTAGAAGAGAACGTTCAGCAGGTAGTCAAGCAGGCAGTACTTATCACGGTTTTGCAGAGTATTTTCGGTTTTGCTTTTCTTGCAGGCACAGGCGCTTTGGGCCTGATGTTTTTGAACAGCATTGCTAATTCTGCGTGGCCTAACTTGATGGCGTTCCGACCCGGCATCGGCTACACGGACGCTTTTCTAGTTTCATCTATTTTCTGGATTTTGTTTTCACTTAAGCTGAGCATGTCGAAGGGTGCAAAGTCATGACAGTAATTGACGATTTGCTTACGTGGGAAGATCATGCGTTGACACATATTGACAGCGTGTGGAAGGCCGAGTCGGCCCAGGTCACTACGGTGGAAGACATTCGTGAGTATATTGATTCACTTATTGAGACTTATTTTGTCGGCAATAAGGAGCTGGTTGATCCTGAAGTTTGGTTTCAGCTAGCAGTAATGACCAAGCACGCTGACATTTCGCTAGACAAGGATTTTGTGTGGCAAACACTCTGCAATAAGCAGCGAGATTATGGTTCCGAGAACATTCTTAGGTTCGGGCACCGGGGTCTGATTGTACGCCTCCACGACAAGGTTGCACGTTTGGAGAATCTGTTGGATTCTGGCCGTCTACCCGAGAACGAGGCGGTGGAAGACACTTATCTGGACATTGTTGGCTATTCCACGATTGGTTTGATGCTTTTGGATGGCAGCTTTTTGAAGCAAATGGCAGATTAGGATTAATGCTGTTGTCGGATACGGTATCATAGTATCAGTATTGTTTTCTGATTGGGGCTGTTATGGCTGTAGTTATTGAAGGTGTCGGTAAAGTTAAACCTGACGATGCGCTGGAAGGTAAAACTGACGGCCAGCTTAAAACGATTATCCGTACACTGAAAAAGCGCAAGAAGCTGACAAAATCTCAGCAATCGGTTTTAAAAAATGCCGAAAAGATGCAAGCTGCTCGTGACAAATTTCGTCGTGATAACAACTATCGAGGAGGAAATTTAACTACTGCTACGTTAAATGAGCTTAGATCTGGATCGAGAAAAGATGTCGCAAAATTTATTGCAAAGCTTAAACAGCGTCAGAAAGCTGCAAGAGCCGCAAAAAAAGCTCGTAAAAATGTTGGCGAACCGTTCTAGAGGGAGTAGGCAAAAATGGCTCTTATTACAGTCTCTGATATTACCACCTACATGGACATTACGCTCACGAACACTCAAGAAGACGCCGCCGAGTTTATCATTGAAGGTTTGCAGTCTGAGTTAGAAGCGTATTTGCGTCGCCCTGTTGAACAGACAGAGTTTACGGAAACGTATCGTGTTCCTGATGTGGGCAGGGGTGTTGTAAACCAGCAGTACTACTACAACTACACTACTGATCCTGCTTCCACGTTAACTTCTCCTGGCATTATCTATACGCCTATGTATACGTTGTATTTGGATAATAGTCCGGTTGTTTCGGTGTCTTCTGTTTCGATTACGCCTGCTTCTGCGTCTGCTACGGCGACGGCTCAGGTGGCGGAGCGTGATTATGTGACTCGGGATTATGGTATTGATTTGTTTAATGCGTTTGCGAATGATCGTATTGAGGTGACGTATACGGCGGGTTTGGATGGTCCGAATATTAAGGCGTTTAAGATTTTGATGTTGCGTGCGGCTACTCGTGAGATGCAGAATATGCATGATGATGTGGTTGGTTTGAAGGATTTGACGACGAGGAATGTTGCGCCTTTGGAGACTGGTTTTTCTGATAGGGAGTTGTTTACTCTTCGGAAGTATCGCCGTGTGAGGGTTGCGTGATATGGCTAAACGCAAAGGTAACCTGTTTGTACATGTTAGTGTTACGGTTGATGATTCTGAAATGAAGAAGCATTTTAGAGGCATGAAGAAACGGTCTGCGCAGGGCTTTAAGAGTCAGTTTAAGTGGGCATTGTCGAGACTGAAAAAAGAAATTCAACAAGATTTCAGAACTGGTGGTGGAGGTAAGTGGCCACCGTTAACTGCAAAAACTGTTGCATGGAAAATTGAGGAAGGTTACGGAAATAAAGGTATTCTTATTCAAACTGGAGCTTTACGAGACAGCCTTAAGGGGGGCAGCAGAAAAGGGGCTGTTGAAAAAGTAGGTACCCATAACATGACGTATGGTACAACAATCAAATATTCTAGATGGGTTCATGATGGTACCGCAGGTTATGTTGATAAGGACGGTAATAAAGTACCGGGGCTGCCTGCCCGACCCTTCATGCCGAGGTTCGGTCCTGATGATGCCAAAGGACAGAGATTAAAGAGCAGACTTATGTGGGCGGTGGCTGAAAGAATTATTTACGGTCCAAAGCCTGGAGACGGATCAAACAGACCCGGAGGCTACTACTCGTGGCTGCGAAGGGCTGATGGCGATATTGATATGACCAGATCAGGTGGAGCACCTGGGTTTGGTCAGAACGGATTCGTCTGGTGGGTAAATGTGAATGGAAATGACTTGAAGTGAAGGGCAAGAAGTAATCATGATGAGTGGAAGCCGTTTGGCAAAACAGTATGTTACAAATTATTTAGCAGCAGATTTACCTTCTAGGTTAGTTGCTTACAGGAACCATTGGAATCTTAGCGCTAGTCAGCTTCCTGATCCTCGGTTGTATGCGAGCCATGAACCGTTTCAGCTGGATAGGTGGCCAACTATTATTACTCTTGCGATTAGTACAGATAGTGTCACTAGGGCTGCTTATACTTCAGCAATGGATCCTGATATGCGAGTCGAATACGAGATGCGTACATACGTTTGGGTTCGTGCTACTGGTGCACAGAACGTCACGGATCAGCGTGATAACTTAATAACAGTAGTTCGTGAAGCATTGATGGATAGCCCGTCTCTTTCAGCTTACGATTCTGCAGTTCCTTGCTCTCCGAAAATTGATGAGAGTTCAATCAATGAACAATTTTCAGACCTAAGTCTTATTAAGGGTGAACGGTTACTTGCCGGAGCGTACATCGGTTACGCTTTGACTTTGGACGAAGTTCTAACTCACACTTCACTCGGCACTATGCAATCTTCTGAAGTGACTGTGCAAAAGATGCCGGTTACCCCTAACGCCCCCACGAACGTTGTTGCGGTTGCGGAGGATACGGAAGTTACGTTGTCTTGGGTTGAGGCCACATGGAATGGCGGCGTCTACGATATTTCTGGTTACAAGATTCAGCAGAGCACTGATGATGGCGATACATGGTCTACTGTCGTGGCTGATACGGGTTCGGTAGATGGCTTCTACCGGGTGACTGGTTTGACGAATGGTACTGGTTACAAGTTCCGTGTTGCAGCGTTGAATGGTGGCGGTACTGGCGCATATTCTGCAAGTTCGTTAGAGGTCACGCCGTCTTCGTAGGTCCGGTTGAGCTATAATAGATAGTATGGCTAGGAAACCTCGTGTTGTACCTTTTGTGCCGTTTCCTCGTGACGGTGACCTTGATGGTCTTGTTCAGGATGGAACGATTTGGGAGCGCCCTAAAGGGGCGTATTTGCGCTTTATTGACACGGGTGAGATTTGGAGCGAGTACGGTCAGGTTGATCGTGGCCGGGTAGAGTTTGTTCGTGCTGACGGGTCTGTTTGGGATTTTACGCCGTCGTGGAGAGATACAGATTCTTCTACGTTGGGTGGGTCTTTGGGGACGTTGGGTGATGATTCGCCTTCGCTTTTGGAGTCTCGTGGTATTTTGCCTCGTGGTTTTTTGGGGCGTTCTTTGGCTGATGAGTCTCGTTTTGATGATGCTGGTGATGATGTACGTCTTGCTGGGTTTGATGCGGCTAATGCGACAAAGAAGTTGGATCAGCGTCGGGCGTACATTGATGATAAAATAGCTGGTCTTTTGTTACCGGAGGCTGTTGAGAGTGGTTTGATTACTCAAGAGACTCAAGACAAGCTGCGTGCTTTGTATAAGATTTCTGTTGAAGATGTAACTGACATGGATGCTAAGGCTGTCGGTAATCGTCAGTTTTTGTTTTTGGTTATGGAGGGACGTTTATTCGGTAATTACATGGATTCTCCGGAGCAGGTGTATGAGAGCCTACCGCTGGGCACAGAATTACGCGACATGCTTAAATTTGGGGGATCAGTGTCGTTTACTGATTTTAGTAGTCGTTTAAATGAGTTACAAGCTGAGGCTCGTAGACAGAACCGCTCTGTAGCCGATGTAATCGGGCCAATTGATGAAAATAATGCCCGCCTTTTACAAACGCTGGTTTCCACTATTCCTGTGACGACTTGGCATGATCACCACATAAAAGAGTTGATTGATGCTTACGTTAGTCGTGACTTTGACAAAGTTCGTTATCATGCGGATTGGCTTACTAAAAACACATCTTCGCTTGAAGATCATCTTGGCTACTATAGCCAGCTGCAGTACATGGTCGATAATCCTGAGCTGCTAGATAATTTGTTTAGAAAGAGTCGTGAATTTAAAGATTATGATTATCTGACAGGTTACACTTTTAGACGCAAAACTGACGATATTACTGGCGAAGCGCTGCGTACTCTTTCTGATAAAGCAGCGAGGCGTGCTGATAAGCGTATTGGTATTAGTTCGAGCAAAGAGATAACTTCTGACAGTAGGTTTGTTGAGCGTGCTGGTGAGTTGAGTGGGCAATATCAGGACTTGGATGTGATCACTCAAGTTTTGAGAGATATAGAAATTGCGGAGCTTGAGATTCAGCGACTTAATTCTGAAGGCGATCATGTGTTGGCTGACCAGTTTCGTGTGCGTTTAGCGGAGTTAAGGGCCGAGCTTAAAGACGTTACTACTCCGAGAGACATTGAAGTAAAATTTGATGCTGAACTTCAGGATCTTTTTGGGGATTCAGGTATTCTTAGTTATATCCCTGGGGGTTTAGAGAATGAGGGGTTGTTGCGTAAAATTAAAACCGCAACGGATGGCTTAAGTCCCGAGTTTCGGCCCAAAGAAATTCGTATTGGTTACGTTCAATCCGATGATGGTAAACGAAACCTTTTTACACAGGGTTCCTTCAACCATAAAACTGGCGTACTAACCCTTTCTCCACGAGTGTTGGGTTTAGAAAAGGATTTAGTTATTGATCGCAAAAATGGAACTATTCGAAGGTTTGGTCCTGATGATGGTCCTGACGGCGTAGAGTTGCCTTTGGGGGTTGCGAATACTCCTGAACTTGAAAAGTTGCTGAGTAATATTAAGCAGTATCAAATCACTTCACTTCGAAGTGGTAGTCTTGAGGAAGTAGCTATTCATGAGACGGTTCACAGAATTGATACGGTGTTGAGTGCGGATGCTTTCTTTAGGAACAAATCCCGTCTTGAAGCAGATATCGGTAAGATTACAGCAGAAATAGACGCCATCAGAGGAGATAATGCCCGCAAGATTCCTTCGGAGGCGGTGCCCTTGTTAGTCCGCCGACGCCAGATGCAGAGTGAGCTACGCAGTCTTGAAAGACAAAGAAAGAAGGGTAGTTATGCTGCAGCTAAAGATAGCCCTATCCGCCTAGCTTCACAACAGTGGATAGATGAGAACACTCCGTGGCTTGAAGCATATGCTGAAGAGTTGGAGCTTGCTCCTACGTTCTCCGACCAAGCTTACTTGCTATCTATTTTAGGGTACGATCCAAATTGGGATTTTATTGCCAAGAGGTTCGGGTACAAAAGGGATAGCAAGATTATGCCTTCAAAGATTCGAGATAGAATAACTACGACTGATCGGGTCGAAACGTTGGCAGAAGTAATTTCTTCCCAGGTTTTAGGCGATCGAAGAATTCCTGCAGGCACTAGCGGAACAGACAGTCATCTGCCTGAAATGCTTGATAACTATGCGAAGCAGATTATTCCTGAAGAACTTAAGTTTATTTTGTCTGATCCTAACTGGCGGGATGACCAGCTTCCTCCTTTGACTGCTTTGGCAGGTAGACAAGAATTAGATATTGCTTACGCTACTCCAGAAAGTTTGTTAGAGAGAGAACCGAGGGGAAGCTTGCTTCCTATGGTTGCTGGCGATCCTTCAGCCACGTCTCAGATGCTTTCTGACGCTGCGTCGGAAGATAGATATCATCGAATCCTTGGCGAGTTAGCGCAGGCAGAGATAGACGAACCTGAGTTGTTTAGGGACGGTGTGCTTGTAGATAGTGTGCGGTCGCCGTTCTCTCCTCCTCCGCATCTTGCCGGTTCGGGTTTGCGTGATGAGTTGGCTGAGGCGACTTCGTGGAGAGAGGTGTCGCAGCTTCTTAAGGGTAAGCGTGTGGTGGTTTTTGATACGGAGACTGCTGGGCGTATGGATCCGGATGAGGTTGATGAGGACCGTATTGTTCAGTTGGGTGGCGTGGTTTATGTTGATGGTGTGATTGTTGATCGTTTCTCTATGTATGTGAATGTGGATTATGATGAGTTGTCTGATTGGTCTCAAGAGAATTTGATTGATGCTGAGGGTAAGCCTATGTCTCCGGAGTTTTTGGCGAAGCAGCCGGATATGCCTACGGTGTTGCAGGAGTTTATGCGTTTTGCTAATGGCGATTCTGATGGTTCTGATGTGGTGTTTATGGCGCATAATGCTGCGTTTGATTTGAAGCGCATGGAGTTGGAGCGTCAGCGTCATGATCCTGATGGTGTGCCGTCGTTTGATTTGGATGAGGTGACGTATTTTGACACGATGGGTTTGGGCAATATTGCTAAGCGTGCTGGGATTGAGGATGGTCCGGGTAGTGCTTCGTTAAAGAAGTTGCAGGAGTTTTTTGGGTTGGAGGATTTTTCGTGGCATACGGCTGATGCTGATTCGGAGATGACGGGTCAGGTGTTGTGGCGTTTGTTGGATTATATGGATGAGAATGATGTGCCGTTGGATGGTCTTGATCCTGTTGCGGGGTTGGAGCGTCAGCGTGAAGAGTTTGCTGAGTATGATGGTAAGGTTGCTGAGTTTTTGCGGCAGAAGGAGCGTTTGGCTGAGTTGCGTGGTTTGTCTGATCAGTTGCGTGCTGATTCGGATGATGCTGTTTCTGAAATGGTTGTTATGGGGTATGAGGGTCTTGATGGTGGTGAGGAGATTCCGGTGCGGGACGGATTGCATGTTCATATGGATGGGTATGTTCCTGAGCCGGTGACTCGTGACGATATTGCCCGTCAGTTGGGGTTTGCTGATGCGGGCGAGTTGGATGCTGCTACGGCGGATGATCCTGTTATGGCGAATAATGCCCGTATTTTGGAGGAGCTTGCTTCGTATGGTTTTAGTCTTGAGCGGATGAATAAGCTTTCTGCTGAGGAGTGGGAGGAGCGTCGTGCGGCTACCCTTCCGAAGGGTAATACCAACAAGTATGGTCAAGGTAAACCTCTTGATGATGCTGAGTTGGATAGTATTTTTGTTCGCTTTATGGCTGAGAATGAAGAGCGGATCAAAGAAATAGAGGCAAACAAGATAACAGCTCCAGATGCGTGGGACACTCCTTCCCAAAATCGGGAGCTTGCTTGGCGTAAAGCCTTTATTGAGACGTATGAATCTTTGACTTTTGAAGAACGTAAGCAGCTTGTTGTTGATTATTTGCGAAACATTTTTGATGATCCTGACACTACTGTGGCGCTTAATTCTCAGTATATACGATCGGTTTTCAGGGACGGTATTAATAAAAATAGCCATTACCCCGAGGTTAGGGCACAATCATCTAGTTGGGGCGGGCCGGGTAGTAAGCGTGAGGCCATTGAAGCATCGCTTATGGGTGTTCATGCTGACGCTCCTCCCGAGTTACATCCTACTTATGGATTTATTGTTCCTGGCGAGCAGCGGCGTTTGGCCCGTAACGAAGCTTTGGAATTTTTTGCTCCAGTTAAAATCGATTCTGATGATGGGAGTATTAACACTAGTCAATACGTGTCTGCTGAGGCGAGACTTGAAATCGTCGGTACACTAATGCCAGAAGTTTTAGAAGAATTGTTCCCTGGTGTACAAAAAATTAGTGACCTGCCAAACGATGCTGATAAAGAAACTGCTGTTGCTGCTCTTAACGATAAAATCTTTGAACGATCCGGTTTAGGGTATCTTACGGAAGAAGGGAGACTTAAGTTTAATGATATGGAAGTTGGGATGATAAGTGTTGGGGCAGTGCAGGGTGGTGGCACAATGATGTTAGATCCAAAGGTTTTGTTACGCTCCAGCGCTTCAGATGGTGACTCAATCAACAATATGGGCAGTCCGGTTCCTATCAGCGCAAACATGACTGAGCAAGACTTATTAGAAATGGTGTTTAAAAGGTCGAGCGGTGGACCACCGAAGCTTGACCCTACCTATTTTTTCGCTGCGCTCAGCGGCAGCGATTCGACCGTTCTTTCAAGGGGACCTATAAAAGACAGAAGGCAAGCGTATGTCCCTACTGGCAGCTCTTTTCAGTATTTGGAAGCTCAAATTTTTGGAAACTTCCTATCAGATGAAGTTATCGCCGCTGATATCCCATACATCCAGCTGGAAGAAAAGAAAAAGCTTGGTATACCCGAAGGTATTCCTGATCTTACGCCTGAAAGTGAAGTTGCTGCTATCAAAGCGCAGCGTGCAGCAGAACGAGCCGGACAGTCTATCGACGCAGTAGCTGCTGATGCTGCTGCCACGATTGATGATTTAGATGATGCTGGGGATGAAGTTGTTTCATTCATGGCCCTTTCAAGTGATGATATTGACCCTAACTTTGGTCTTCCTCCAGGGCCTAAGGCGGCTACGGGCTGGGACAAAGAGCGTTTGTATGAGGCTGATGGTCTGCGTCGCAAAGACGCTCCGAATGTTAGCGCAATTAATGGTTCTGGTTTGCGTGAAGATCAGCGATCTTTGGTAGAGTCTATTTCGGATATTCCTGACGAAGATCTAGAAGAACTACGCAAAGCTTTAAGGGCTGTAGAAGCTCAGGGCATAAGGGTAAATGGCAGATTTGGCCAATTTATAGATAACGAAATTTGGATGCTTTTGATAGAGAGAGAAAATTTAGCGAAAGGAAACTTGGGCGCTAGTGAACGGCGTGTAAAGAAACGTGAAGAATTTTTGGCATTGGCTTTGCGGGACACACTTCACAAGTATTGGGGGTCAGAAAAAAATGAAGTATTCCATTGGGACTTCTTGTCGGAACGTGTTCAAAAAGTTTTAGGAGAAGATTTTGGAATTTCTGTTCAGCACGAACGACGAGATCCGCCTTCTGAGGTGGAAAGTATTCAAAAACTGCAAGAGCTACTTACGCCGCTTGTTGATGCTTGGGCTAGAGGCCAGTATGCAGCGACACAGCAGTATTTGAAAGATAATAATATTAGGGAAGTTAACTTGTATCGAGGCATTTTTGTTCCGACGGCAAGGACTGACAACCGGAGTGGTACGGTAACTAGTCGTGGTGTATCTCCGTCGCGAGGCATTCAGTCATGGTCGAGCGATTTAACCGAGGGTCTTAAGTTTGCAGGCAACGAATATAACACTGCTAAGCGAGAACTTGCGAAGATCGAAGATAGTGGTGAATTTCTTGGCCAGCCAGAACATATTTTGCTGCATGATGTTGTGCCTGCTGAACTAATCTTTGGTATAGCCTATAGCGATTCAGAGAATGATCGTGATTTTTCGTTTGGTATTGCTGACGAAGACGAAGTTGTGGTTCTTGGGGGAGCTTCTCGTCCTGTTAACATCATAGGGGATGACTTTTTGCAGAATTACCAGCAGGATTCGCCCCCTGGTCGTGTAAATCGTGAAAGTAAGTTTAGAATGTCGGAGCTTGATTTGTTTGCTTACTTAGCAAGCGAAGCCGAGGTAACTCAGTTAGATAATCTCAGCAGTGCGGATGAGCTAACTGGTGTTGATGATTTGACCGCCAGCATTGAACGCATTCAGGAACAATTCCCCAGTCTACAAGATCAGGAAATCAGACTGGACTCTGGCGCTCGCATTTTCTACGACATGGAAACAGATCTTTATTTTGCATTAGACGATTCGGGTGACGGGCCTACCGAAATTCAAACTTTTGAAAGCTTTGATGATTTTGTTTACAGTATTGATACTTCCGAGTTAGAAGAGCAAGCTTTACAAGATTGGCGTGAAGGTGATGCAAAGCGCACAGTTGTCTTCCACGGCACTACAGCAGAAGCTTTGGAGACTATCAGGACGGAAGGTTTGAATCCACGTAGTGACACTAGAGGTATCGTTAACAGGGGTGTTGGTGATGCTGTTTATACGTCGGAGACTGCTGATGCGGCTGAGGCTAGTTATGATGTTGTGGTAGAGATTGATTTGCCTAGAGCTATTGAGGATGGGGTAATTTCTGTTGATAGTTTGGACAGGGAACCGGATGTGATCCGCAACGAAGTGTTGGAAGGGATTGCTATAAGTTTAGATGCGGGCGATTTTGTACCTGCGGAAAGTATTGACGGAACGAGGCCGGATACTGTTGTGATTAGTGATCGGATTCCTCCGGAGTATTTGCTTGTTAATGGTGAACCGCTTGTTCCTCAATCCGTTTCAAAGGCCACTTTGCCTGATTCTGTTGGGCGTGAAACATTTAGCGGTAGTGCGATCACTCCTCGTAGCCTAGAGGAAGTAAAAGATACTCTTTACTATTTGATAGGTTCGCAAGATTTTGAGGAAGCTGAAAGAGTTTCTGGTATGAGCCGGGAAGAGTTTGAGGCGGAGTTAACGAGTAGGGTGTCTAAGTATTTGGCTGACTCGTTGAAGGATGGAAGTTTGTCGATGAGGATGCCTGGATCTGGTCTTCGGGAGCTGCTTGCCGGAGATGGTCGGTTCAAGAATCAATTCGAGACTGGCAGGTCACAAGCCTATTTTGATCCAAGTTTTCGTAGGGCGCTTGAAGAGGGTTTGGGGGTTGATGAGACCGTTGAAGGAGCGTTAAGGCCAAAGTATGGTTATGTTGAGGGAACTATTTGGGACGAAGCAGAAACCCGTGTCATAATAGACCAATACGGAGATGTTAATATTCGTTTCAAAGACGAAGTTGCCGATCGGACAACAGTTTCATTTGGTGACACACTAGATGATAGCGTTTTTGGGGTGAGGATTAGTGATCTTCGTGATGGCTCTGTCGATCCCGAACGGTTGGGTAACGCTATCGAAGAGTTTTCGATGGCAAACGTGTGGCTTGAAAATGACACGAATTTGAACAGCGACGGAAGATCAATCTATGCAGAGCTGCAATTTCATGGTATTCTAGGGTTGGAAGATGTTGACGAAATCGTTTTGACTACCGGCACAAAAAAGTTTGAGACTCGTGAAGAGGCTGACGCGTTTTTTAAAGTTATTCAGGATGCCGGAATCACTCTCAAGTTTGGAGATTTTGAAGATGCAGAAGAGGTAGTGACTGCTGAAAATCTTTATGACTATTTGGTGGTTGATCCGGAAAGTGCGGGATAAAATGGCAAAAATGAAAGTTATTGCAAAGCGAGGTACCGAAACTTTAGCGTTAGTTGCAGAGGACGCAGATCCTGCGGACCAGCGTGTTCAAGTTATGTTGCAGGACACTGAAACTGGTGAAAAGACTGGGCCGTTTTCGTGGTATAGTCTTCTGGCTCGGGGCTATTGGGAACCCGTTGTGGATACTGATTTGTTGAGTGATCCTGCAGCTTCGATTGATGATTTTGGTACAGAAAAGTAGGTATAGAAATGGCAAAACCAAAAAAGGATATACCGGTTAGTGAGGTATTCAATGATCCAAGAGTTGTTAGGATGTTCGATTATGCGCATCGGCGTCCGGAGTTTTGGGAGGATAGTGAGCCTGACAAAAAGAATTCTTTACTCAGCGACCCCGCTGCGACCTTAGATGAGTTAGACTAACGATATGAGTCCAGAAGAACTACAAAGACAAATTCAGGAAGTATCAGGGTATTCTCTTACAGAGCCGATTACTGATGAGGATGTGCGTGAGTATCGCAAGGGAGTTTTGGAGCGATATGCGGAGGTTGTGAAACGCACAAGTCTTCCTTTGAACGATGAGGGTACTGTTGATTGGCAGGCTGTTATTGAAGAAGAACGTGAAAAGTTAAACAAACAATCTGATTCTTGACCGTAGTCACGTTAGTTACACTCGACTTTACTGCTTGCATGGTAAAATAAATTTTGATAGAGCGTACGCTTTGCGTATCCCCGCAGGGCATGTTCAATACTAGTATTGTATCTACAAGAATATGGAGGCAATTATGCCGGGAGTTAATGTCACCACTGCAGTGCGTACTGGTCCTGTGGGCACTAATAACAATGTGGCGGGACAGGTGTTTATGGTTGGCACCGCTGAGCGTGGATCAACGACTGAGCCGACGCTTCTTCGTAGTTTCAGCGACTACACAACCTACTACGGTAACTATCAGTCGGGGAATCTGTATTCCCACGTGAAGACATTCTTTGATGAGGGCGGCTCTCGTTGCTACGTGTTCCGTGCTATCAACTATGATACGGACGATGCGGCGACTTCTACGATTACGTTGAACGATTCAAGCGGTTCTGCTACTATGACGCTTACGTCAAAGAACAAGGGCGCTTGGGGCAACAACCTTTCTGTTGCTGTTGAAGTTCCTGGCGCTAGCAACAACATTCTTTCCGGTTACTTCCGGCTCAAGATTTCACTAGATGGTGAGCTTCTTCTGTCTACTCGTGATCTTCTGGATGTTGCCGATGCGGTTTCGGTCATCAATGCTTCAACGGTTAATCATCTGATTGTTGCTGCGGATGACGCTACTTCGGCAAACGATCCAGATACTCTCGCTGACACAAACCTCTCTGGGGGTTCGGACGGTACGGCAGTCACAGCGGATCATATTGTCGATGCGCTTGACGGTACATTTGATTCAGATGAGGATGTGACAACGTGTTTCAGTGTAAACCTTAAGAGTGGTGCTGTTGCAGCCCCTGGCTATACGGGTTCTGCGGTTTGGAACGCTTTGCGTACTCACGCTGCGAACAACAACCGTATCGCTCTGTGCGCTTTTACTCTTGGTGATGCTTCATCGACTGCTAAGGGTAGCGCTGCGGCATACTACTCTGACGCAGACGCTAAGCACATGGCTTTCTACTGGCCACACATTAAGGTTCCGGCTCCTAACGCTACTGAGTTAGCGACAGGCGAGTCAACTGTTACGACCGCTACGATTAACATCTCGCCTGAGAGCTTCGCTGCGGCAGCCCGTGCTAAAGGGGTTGCTGCGGCTGGGGGTCCTTGGCGGGCAGGTGCTGGTCAGATTTCAGCAGCAAAGAGCATTACCGATTTGTATCAGGATGTTACGCCTGCTACTGCTGAAGCGCTTGATAAGGCTAGAGTTAACGCTATCCGTAAGGTGAATAACTCAATTAGAATCTATGGTGCTCGGTCGGTTTCTAATGATGAAATCAACTGGCGTTATATCACCATGCAGGATACCATGAATTACATTACGACTGGTATTGAGGATCGGATGGAAGAGTATGTGTTTTCCACGATTGATTCTCGTGGAAACCTGTTTGGTCTGATTCGAGCTTCCATTAAGGCATTTTTGCATGGCATAGCTTTACAGGATGGTCTGTATTCCGCATATGATGCCGATGGTGTAAAGATTGATTCTGGTTACACAGTCGCAGTTTCCGCCGCCAATAATCCAAATGCACAGCTTGCCACAGGTTTGGTTAAAGCTACAGTTGGTGTCCGGGTGTCGGGTGTAGCTGATTTAATTAACATTGTTGTCACGAAGAGCAATCTGAGTGATCCTCTAGTTTAAGGAGACATGATAAATGGCTAAAGCAACACAACGGCAAATTGTCGCTACTATTGAGCCTACTGAACCCGGAACTGTTCCTAACCTTTCTGGCGGAGGCGGCGAAGAGGGTTACTTTACTACCGTTAGCGGTGGCGAAATTAGTGCTGCTGTAGAGAAGATTTATGATGGTGGTAGAATTCATCCAGAGGTTCTTTGTGCTCCTTCTGAGATTGGTGACATTACTATTAGTCGGTATGCTACAGATGATCAAGATGATTACGGTAAGCTTCAGCAGCTACGGCAGCTAGTTGGTCGTGCGTATTACAACATTAAAGTGTTTACGTTAGACTGTGATCTGATCCGGCCCGGTTCTGAAAGAATCTACCGTAAAGCACTTTTGGTGGGTTTGACTGAGCCTGACGGTGATGCGTCTTCAGGTGCACCTGCGACGTATTCGTTGACTTTCTCAATTTCATCTATTGATGACAGTCTTCCGACTGAAGTATAGTAATATTATCAACTTTTAATATCTATGATTGAAAGGCGCCACCTGTTTAGGTGGCGTTTTTCTTTTTCCTTGCTTGACACCTGGCGCAGGTTTTGGTAGGTTATGTAGGAAAGTTATTCTCTAGCAAAGGATTATCGAATGACTATTCCTGTTACAAGTAGCAGGGTGAACGTGAAGGATCTTCACCCGAAGTTTAAAGCCCGTCTGGAAGCGTTCTTCGCTGATCCACGCATTGCGGGCAAGGTTGCTGTTGTTTCTGGTGTCCGTACCTATCAGCAGCAGAAGTATCTGTATGATGGCTATAAGAGCCGTAAGCCCGGTTTCAATCTGGCAGCTAACCCTGACCGTATTAACCGTGCAGGCTTCCAGGGTTCATACCACATGAGCCAGCCGAAGTTTGACGGTTACGGTTACGCTGTTGACTTCCGCATTATCAAGAAGGGCGCTATCTCCACCACGCAGGTAAACAAGATTGCTGAGGAGTACGGTATTCGCAAGACCGTGGCTTCGGAGTGGTGGCATCATCAGCCGTGCCGTGTTAGCGGCTCAAAGATGGACTGGTTCCCTGTTAAGGGCGATATTACGGTTCCGAGAGCTGCTTCGGTTAAGTCTGAGCAGGCTCAGGTTCTTGAGTTCATTGCGGCTTGTTTCAAGACCGTTGTGCGTAAGGGTGACAAGGGTCCGGTTGTTGAGTTCCTTCAGAAGCTTCTGGATAAGAACGGTTACAAGCTGACTTCTCGTCCTCGTAAGAATTCTGGTGTTGACGGCGACTTTGGTCCTAAGACGTTGAAGGCTGTGAAGCAGTTCCAGCGTGACGAGGGTCTTGCTGCTGACGGTGTTGTTGGTCCCAAGACTTGGGCAGCGCTTGCTGACTGAGTAGGTTAAAGAAAGAAAGGCTAATAATGGCTGATGAAATTATTGAAGTAGCTGGCTCGACTCCTTCTAAGAAGGAAGAAGCGGAAGGTAAGTCGCCTAAGCGAGTTTCAGTTCTTGATATGCTTAAGGACGAAATTTCTCGTGAAGTAACTCGTCCAGAAATTGAGATGAACGTTCCGGAGCGTGCTAACGTTTCTGTGCGTTTCTCACCTAACATTACGAACGAGCAGTTGAAGGCGTGGCGCCGTAACTCAACAAACCGTAAGACTGAAGAGCTGGACTCGATCAAGTTTTCTTGCTATGTGATTGGTAACACTGTTTCAGGTATCTATTTTGATGATGAGCTTGTTTTGGATGATGAGGGTAACGCTATCACGTTTGCGTCGCCTGTTGTGATGGAGATGACTGGTACTGATCGTCCTCTTCCTGACGCTATCCGTGCTTTCTACGGGGTTGATCCTCATCTTGAGAACGTTGCTTTGAAGATTCTTGATTTTGCCGGGTATGGGGATGACGTTGATGCGGAGGACCCTACGCAGGGCTAGTTGATAGACTGGCCGACGATCCACGTATTAAATCTTCGGCTAGGTTGGCTGAAGCTTTTCATTGTGATCCGATTCAGATTTTGGATTCGGATTTAGATGAGTGGTTGATTAGGATGGCTGCTGCGCAGGCGTTGGCAGCGGATCATGAAGCTAGAGAAAAAAAGAGAAGAGGTAGCACTGGTGGCTACTGACTGCCGGGAATTTCTATAGAATAATAGAAGTTCCCGGCTTTCTCTTTTAGGGGGTGCGAAATGACTGTCAGAGATAATGTAGTTATTAACGTTGATGTTGACGTTAAAGGGATGAAAAAGCTAAACCGGCTTGAAAGAAAGCTTAAGCAGATTGCCGGTCATTCTGAAGTATTCGCAGCCAAGATTAATGAGGGGAGTAAAGCTTTAGATAAAACATCCGATAGTCTTGATAAAGCAAATGATCGTTTAGATAAGCACGACAGGAGAATGGGGCAGGTCAATAAGCGGCATATGCGTTTTGCCCGGACCTTACAGCGAGTAACCGCCCCACTCAAAAAGTTTATTATGACTTTAGGTAAGATGTCGTTCATTGCCGCAATTGGTCAGCTTGGCTTGTTTACTGCCGGTCTGTTAACAATTAAACTTGCGTTGATAACAGGTAGAGCCGCTGTTGAAGTTTACAACATAGCCTTGAAGGGTTTATCGGTAGCGGCAGCAGGTGCTGCTACAGCGATTGCTGTTGCAGCGGCAGCAATGCGGCAGTTTAACGAAGCTATGCTTATACCGTCTGTTGGTGGCGGCATGACTCAGCGTGGTGCCCAAAACGCTGCGCTTTTGAACCGTAGTATCGGTACGAGAACAGCAGGGCTTCTCGGTGGTGAGGCCACGACTTCATTAGTGGCGGCGTTTGCCAAAGCAGGGGTTTCTCGAACCCGTACAGAACTTATATCACGTCAGCTGTTTAATTTAACTGGTGGAGATCCTGCTGCTGTGCAAGCTCTTGCTAAGGCTATCGGCTCTAAAGATGCTGGCGAGTTAAGTTCAGCTATTAGTGGCGCTGCAGGGTTTAGAGCAGATTCTTTAAGATCTGGAATGTCTACTGAGCAGTTGCTTAACGCTATCGCTAGCGGCTCAGTAGTGTCCGATAATTATCAGGGTGTCGGTGGCGGGCTTGCCGGTACGTTTATCGGCACAGCTAAAACAGAATTTGCAGGCATGAAGAACATGTTTGCCGATATGGGCCAACCTTTGCTTATTCCGTTCCGTGAAGCAATGATGGATATAGCTAAGATTATTCGTGAGAACTTCATGGGCATGTCGGTTCTTATTCAGCGTTTTGGTGCTGATTCGTTTGCTCCCACGTTGGTTACTATTGTTGATAAAACGATGGATTTCCTGCGTAGTAACATCTTTGATCATCTTGGACGAATTGAGGAGATGGGTGAGAGTTTTGTAGGGTTCTTCCGTAGTGTTCGTGATTTCTTCCGGGGTATGGGTGCGTTTTTGGTTCAGTTTGAGCCTGCTGCTAATGTGGTTCTTGACATGTTTAGGGCGATGGGTGCTACGGGTGGCGGTCGTGGCTTGTTTAGGTCGTTTAGTGATTTGATTGTTAAGAATGCTGAAGCGTTTCAGCAGTTTGGTGCGTCTATTGGTAATGTTTTTGGCGCTATTTTTGATTTGTTGAAGTCGGGCCAGTCGGGTTTCTTTAGTAATTTAGATTTGTTTTCTAAAATTATGAATACGATTGCTACGAAATTTATTCCTGCTATTGGTAAGTTTATGGAGGCGTTGATTCCGATTTTAGAGAAGATTCCTGATGCGATTGATGGTTTGGCATCGGTTTTGGGTGTGTTGACTCCTATTGTGTCGGTTTTTGCTAGAACTGTTGGGTTTATTATGGGGATGGGGAAGGTTGGCGGTGCTGTTGGCGGTATTGGCATGGCGGGCCTTTTGTTTGCTTTAATGAATCCAGTTGGTGCTGCTCGGTTCCTTGGGGCAGCGGGTACAGGTTTCGGTAAATTTAGGGAACACCTTGCAAAGAATCCGGGTCGTGGGAAACTTTATGCAAAGGGTGCAGTTGGTCTTGCTGGCGGGTTGATGGTAGCTGGCGGAGGTATGAACATATACAACAAGGGTCAAAATACTGGTGGCGCTCTGAGTATGATTGCGGGCGGCGCAATGATCGGTGGCCTCGCTGGTCCTGTGGGTGCGGCAGTAGGTGCCGCAGTTGGAGCTGGTTTAGCTGCAGTTGCGACTTTTTTTGGTGAAAGGCGCAGGCAGGACAGAATTGATGAGATGTTGGACGCTTCTCAAACCATCGTACGTACCAATACATTTACTGGCACTTCTGTAGCGGATGCTCGTGCTAGAGAGCAAGAGCTTCGACGGGTTAACAACGCTTTAACGAATTTAGAAACAGAAAGAATGCTTACGAATGATACGTATATTTTTGGTAAAGGACGTGTGAGAAGCTTCAAAGATGCATTTGGCCTGAACACTAATAATCTAGGAGATAGAGCTAAGTTTCTATTAGCTTCAGCCATCAACCCGTTTGGTATCCGTTCAGAAACTGAAGTGGATGTGACAGGCCAAAACTTTATGGATATGAAAAAATATGCTGAAACATACCTTGGTATGGATTTTAGTGAGTTTACGCTTGATGATTTCACTGACCAGTTTTCTCCGGGCGGTAGGGTTGCGGAGCTTGTTGCGGAAGATGTGAAAGATCGTATCCGTGAGCAGGAGACGATGGAAGACAATTTGGATTCTCTCCGAAGGGCCACTAACCTTACTGAAGAGACGCTTGAGAATTTAGCGAATGTTATCGGGGTTGATTTGTATAATGCCACGTTAAACACTGCTGGTGCTGCAGCAATATTTTTGGCGAATGCTCTTCCTTTGATGGATCGTAATAGGGCGTTTCTTCCTTCGTTGAATACTTCTGATTTGGGGCAGTCGGAGCTTAAGGCTACTGCTGATGCGGCGTTTACGACTTTAGGTAATGCTTATCTGAGCGGTGAGGTTACGACTGATTTAGTTAAAGATGCGGTTGAGTCGTTTGCGGCGTTTGAGATAGCTAAGGGCATTTCTCCGGATATTGCTGGGCTTTCTGCGTTGGCGGAGATTCGTGAACAAATTTATCCGTTGTTTGGTCGTGGTGATACATATGATATGGCCGGAAGACGCAATTTTGATAATATTTTAAAGACGGCTACTGAACAAATCTTTAAGGACATGGGCGAGGAGTATGATATTCCGTTTGAGGTGTTGATGGCTGAAGCTGGATTTAGCGGTGCAATTGATAGTAATTTAGAGTTAAAGAATGTGAACGATTTCCTTGATCGAGTTGATAAGTTCCGTAGAACGTTTAATGTGGAAAGCGGGTTGACTGGCTCTGAACGTCTTGCCCAGTTAAGGGCGCAGGGCTTTGATGTTAAACAACCGGGTAATTTGAAAGATCAGATTCTTGGGGCAATGCCTGCAGGCGAAAGTGGGGCGTCTGCTAGAGCATTGTATGGCTATCGTTCACTAGAGGATGTTTTGGAAATAGCTGAAAGCCAGGGGGTTAATACTGCTGACATCCTGATTCGAGAATTAACTAAACAAGGATTCCTTGGTGAAGAAGATGCGTTGGCTGTTGTACGGAATGAAACATTAGCATCAATTGATCGAAATATTGCTACCATAGCTGGAAATGGTGGGTTCCCGACGGCTACTGACGAACGTGGATACGTGCCTATAACTAGTCCTGAATTGGCCAGAGCAGGAGGGTCTACCAACCTCAGTGGAAGAACAGTATCTCTTTCTGAATTAACTGGCAGAGGATAAAGAGGTAAAGTATGCCGATTTTGCAACAAAAAATAGTTGATCTAAACAACGAAATAGACATTTTCGACACCATGGACTATGATTCAGCTAATCCTGGCCGTGCTGTACTAAAGCCGTTTCAGCCTACCAAAGTACAAACGAACGAGGATGACGAAGATGTCACGGTAGACGCTGGCCCGTATAAATACAATCTTCCGAACGGGACAACATGGGAAGACTTTCAAGTAGAGTTTCCGTATGGTCCGCAAAACTTGAAGTTTGATCAGTATGCGGGTGTTACGAAAAAGATTCCACGGCCAGGGAAAGCCCCGTTGCTTGTTTTTGAGAATCCAGATTTGAGGACGGTTACTTTTTCTGCCACGATTGCAGATAAGGTGACTGGCGGGTGTGATCCTTTTCCGGTTATTGAGATCTTAGATAAGATTGAACTTATTGCTGCTAACGCTATTCCATGCAAGTTTGTGTATGGCGTTTCGGGTGTTCCGTATGCTGTGACGATAACAAAGTTTTCTTTTACGACGAATCGCCGTAATTTGGACGGTAATCCTACGCAGGTTTCAGTAGATTTGCAGTTGACAGAGACCCCGTTGTATGATCAGCAGATTCTTGAGTTGGAAGCAATTACGTTTACGCCAGATCCTGCAGTTATTGGTTCGGCTCCGCCTCCGGATGAAATTGATGAATTAGTTATTTCGACAACTTCTAACGCTGATTTTGTAAATAACTCTTCAACTATTACTTACGTCATTCCGGCTGAGGGGTCCTAGTAGATTGTTTGTTTCCGAGTAGGTAGAATACTGTTATGACTATTTCTGCGGCTTTTACAGATAACGAATATATTTTTGTGGGGGAAATTGGTGACGACAATGTGACTGTTCGAGAGTCGATTTTGTCTGCACAGTTTGATTTGTCTGCAAAAATGGTCAGTGAAATGCAAATTAAACTGTATGATCCTGGCTTCAAAATGCTTAACAGTAACTACTTTGTTATTGGTAGACGAATTGCGTTTGCTTTGCCGTCTACTTTAGAAGTTGAAGATAGCGGCGGTGGCGAATTAACTGTGTCAATTCAGACTGTTGATTTTGAAATTGCTGCGGTGTCTATAGAGCATGGATCTGTGGACACAGTAAGGGTTACTGCTCGTAGTCGCAAGATGCAGCAGATGCGTAGGGAGAAAGGGCAAGAGTCGTTCGGTAAAATTTCTCCTACGGCTTTTGCGGCGGCTACGGCTGCCCGGGTTGGTTTAGAGTTCTTCGGTGAAGATACTCCTGTGGATGGCAATATTGTTCGGGAGCAGACTGAGCAGAAGGACGAATCGACGTATGATGTTCTTACACGTTTAGCTAGGGAAGCAGAGTTTATGTTTTTTGAGGCTAATGGGGTAATGTTTTTTGCGTCAGAAGAGTTTATTTTAGAAAATCAGCCTTCTATCGAGATTAATGTTCCTTCTAATCAGTCTGATCCTTTTTTTGCGGCTAATTTGACTGTTCGTAGATCTGCTGACAGTAAAGATTCGGCGTCTACTTTCAACGTAAATTTGGTTAAGTCTACTTCTTCGATCACTGTTTTTCCGGGGCTTGGTGTCAACATCAAAGGTTTAAATAACTTTGATAAAAAGTTTATGGTTGACCGAGTAAGTTACGACACTAGCAAATCAGGGTTTGTTAGTATTTCTGGTACGTGTCCTGAAGATTCTGACGATATGAATTGCGAGATCCAGACGTTTGCTGAGGGGTCTCGTGGAGAGTGTGTTAAGCGTATTCAGCAGGCAATTTCTGCCTCGTATAACGGCAAGCAGCAAGTGACTGTTACGCGTACTTCTGATGAGATTGAGCAAGCGTTTAAGCAGCAAAAAGAAATTCTCAGCAAGACGTATGTTACAACCGTAAACTACCGGTTAGCAATTGACGGTGTTTTTGGCCCACAAACCGCAAACGCTGTACGCAAATATCAAGAACTAAACGGGCTACCAGTTACCGGTGAGATTGACGCTGACGACTGGGCGATGATTAAGGCGGAATTGTGAGAAGATCAAGTTTTAACACATCTGCAAGTTCTGGTGTTTCTGCTAGCGGCATTTTTCGAGCCACGGTTGTTTCTGTTGGCGATGATGATTTGCTGAAGGTGAAGATCCCTAAGCTTGGCTTGAATAACGTGTACGAGGGTGTTTCGTATGCAGGTCCTACGCCTGCTGCCGGGGATGTTGTGTTTGTAGGGTTTTTGGAGGGCAAGTCTGGGTCGTTTGTTGCGTTTACGGGCGTGGCCGATTCAGGAAATACTGGTGATCCTGCGGGCGATATTACGTCTGTGGTTGCTGGCACGAATTTGAATGGTGGCGGGTCTTCTGGGACTGTTACAGTTAATTTAGAGTCAGATATCACGTTGTCTACGGTAACGGCTGACGGCTTTTACGGCGACTTGTACGGCGCTATCCATATTCTTGTAAAGAACGTAAGTGGCGGCTCTCTGACTAAGGGCACCCCTGTGTATGCTACGGGCGCTGTTGGCGCTTCTGGTGCTGTGGAAGTTGAAGCGTCTTTGGCTGGCACTGGTTCTACGATGCCTGCTATGGGTTTGTTGGATCAGGACTTGGCGAACAATGGCGAGGGTGACGTTGTTGTTTCTGGCGTTTTGCAGAACATTGATACGGACACTCCGGGTTATAGTGTGGGTGACGAGTTGTATGTTGCTGTGTCTGGTGGTTTGACGACGACTCGGCCTACGGGTTCTTCTGAGTTGGTTCAGAAGATTGGTAAGGTTATTCGTGTTCAGCAGCAGACTGGTGAGATTTTGGTGCAGGGTGCTGGTCGTACGAATGATGTTCCGAATGGCACGTTGTCGAACGACATCAGCGGGAATGCTGCTACGGCCACGTTAGCTACAACAGCGACGAACTTATCGGGTGGTAGTGTTGCTGCGACGACGATGACGGCTTCTGGCGATGCAAACTTTGACAGCGGTACGTTGTTTGTAGACGTATCTGCAAACAATGTTGGCGTTGGGACTACTGTCCCTGCGAACGCTTTGCACGTCTACAGGACGGGCTACAGCCCAGCATCCAACGATGATGCTGCGTTGCGGGTTGAAGGCAACTGGGGTGGCGGCATCGTCATGTCAGAGGGCACGGCTCGCATGGGTATTTATGCCCCTGGCGGCAACCAGTTCCAAGTGCGTACTGGTCAGACCGCTTCGGGCGGCGGCACGATCGGTATTGCTCAGGACGCCAGCGGCAATGTTGGCATCAACGACACCACGCCATCGTACAAGCTGGACGTAAACGGCACTGCAAGGTTCACAGATCAGGTTTATGTCCAGTCGATTCTAAACGTCACGAACGATCTGAAGGTAGACACGGACACGTTGTTTGTGGATGTGTCTACGGATCGGGTTGGCATCAACGATTCCACACCGTCGTACTCGTTGGATGTAAACGGTGCGATTCGTGCTACGTCCGATATTCGTGGTGGAACGTTCCTAATGGGGTCTTCTGATGACGGCATCGGTCCAGTCACGGGCCAGTACGGGTCGGTCCAAACTAGAGGCACAGGCGCAGGCAACTGGGAAGGTTACTCGATCAACGGCCAGCAGGTGTTCATGGGTAACGGTACCGAAACCTGTGGTATCTATAATGACGTAGACAACCAATGGCTGCTCTACTTTGATGCCGACACATACACGCGTCTCTATGATTCCGATGGTATCGTTGCGTTTGGGGCAAACAATGCCACAACTACCGGCGGCGGTTCTGGCGGCAACGGTCTTGTTGGTGTTTCTAATGAGTGCGGCGGTTTTTCGGGAACCACAGCTGTTATGTCTACCTCTACGGTTGCGGGTGTCACCATGAAGCGGCTCGGGTTCAGTAGTTCGTCATACGAATTCAAGAGCAACATTGAGGATTTGACTTTTTCAGACGAGGCTTTTATGTCGCTTAGACCGATTACGTTCCATCCTAACGGGCAGTACGTGGATACGACTGGTGATGTAACCGAGATGGCTGGCGGGCACGTTATTGTCCCTGACGATGAAGAAGCTGGCTCCACACCAGGGTTGATGCCGTTAAAGCGAGCAGGCTTTGGTTTGGAAGATCTGTGGAATTCAAACGACTTGCAGTTGTTGGCTACTGAGTATGCTCCTGATCTAGCTGCTTTATGTTCTGTGCTTGTGCTAAAGTTGCAGCAGGCGCTGACACGTATCGAGGCGCTAGAGGCCCAGTAGTTTCACGTTTATGGAAACAAGGTTGCTTCCGTAACCAATATGCAATACAATATTGGAAGCAATCAAAGGAGCTACACATGTTTCCCAAAACACTTACCCTTTTCGCAGCACTACTGCTTTCAGGGTGTGCTGCCGATGACCCGTTAAATATCAACGAGCCTGAGCCTCAGGCACTGCCTGTAGTTGAAGAAGTAGAAGACCCTGCTCCTGCTCCTGCTTCTAGTCCACGACGAGTAGAAGACTATTCGTCTGTAGCGCCCGTCGATTTGACCGCTTTAGAACCAGTTATTGAAGTTCTGCTAGACGAATATGCCTGGGGAAGTGGAGATAATGTAGAAGACCTACAGGACATCTTAGGGGTCACGGTAGACGGCCAGTATGGTCCTCAAACCCGAGCCGTTCACATTGCACTGTTAGAAAGTATGGGATGGAGCACAGAGAACGTTCCCGACGCTCCGGCTGCAAGTTCAGGATCATTCTCAAACTCAAACCCTACACCGCAGTGCACTGAATGGTGGGATGTGGCCCGTTCTGCAGGTTGGGCTGAAGAAGACCTACCTAAACTTGGGCGGATCATGTACAAGGAGTCTACGTGTAGGCCAGGGGCTATTAGTCCCACGAAAGACTATGGTTTGACTCAGATCAACTGGGCGGCACACGGAAGCCGGTTGACGGGTCTGGGTATCACTCGTGAAGATTTGCTTGACCCGTACACTAATCTGGTGCAAGCCAAGTACATTGCGGATTCGGCGGCTAGTTGGGCTGGCTGTAAGTGGCAACCTTGGTATATGAGTGGTAGCTGGTGCGGGTAATGTGTTATAATACTTGTGTAGTCTATTTTGGAGTGTGTCATGGCTAGAAAGAAAGCTGTTAGAAAAACTGCGCCTGCTAAACCGGCGCCCCCGGTTTTTCCGGGTCGTGCTTTGCATGAGAATCTGAGATCGGATGTTGTGCGTCCTGTTCAAACCGTTTTGGGTATTAAGGTGGACGGTTGGTATGGTCGTAAGACTCTAGAAGCTGTTGCGGCTTTCCAGTCGAAGAACGGTCTTCAGTGTACAGGTATTGTAGATAAGATTACGTGGGATAGGCTGTTTGCCTAAATTGTTGTGAAACGATAGTCTTGACAGACGATTTCAGCCCCTATAGAATAGCCACATGGATAAGAAGACAGTAACTGAGGCGGTTAGCAGCCAGATCCGAAATCAAGGGTCTGATGATGTTACACGTGCTTTAGATTTGCTGATCAATAAGAACGGCGTGTTTAGGACCGATGAGAAATGGGTCCATACTGCTTTGCGTCCGCTTATTGATCGAGGCTACGTTAATCGTGATGGTGCGACACTTACGATCGGTAGAGACTTTGAGAGTCTCCTGATTAGCCTTGCTGACGCAGATCCGGGAACTTCTAAGCTTCTCAGCGGGTACCGTAAGTTTGTTTCTTCGAAGGTTGCAGAATACGATGTGACCGAGTTTACGGTTCTTGAGAAGATGAGTTCTATCCCGACCACTGATGAGAAGATTATCTACTTGACTAGTGTTCTTGCTGACACGTTTGCTAAGCTTGATGTTGCTTTGGAAAAGACAGCGTTTCTTGAGGGCAAGTTGGCCGAGATGGATATTTCGTTGTCCGTTATGGAGTCTGTGACTTTCGATGAGGATTCTGACAGTTAATGCGAGAGTGCTTGTTACCGTGCTAGAAAATCCTAATCTTACGCAGCAGCAGATCGCTGACAAAGTAGGAATTAGATATCAGCATGTTTGGCGGGCACTAGATCGACTTGTTAAAGAAGGCATATTGGAAAAAGAAAGAAAGAACCGGAGAACGTTTTTTTCTGCGGGAAGCAAATTTTACGAACTAGACGACATTAAACGACTGAGAGCTTGCCTTTCACAAGTAGATGCGTTAAACTGAAAGCAGTGATTCAAATGGCGAAAATACTATATTACGATATCGAGACGGCACCCAACCTCAGTATGGTGTGGGGACAGTACGAACAGAACGTGATTGCACATGAGCGAGAGTGGTACATGCTTTGTGTATCGTACCGGTGGGAGCATGAGAAGAAGACGCATGTGACTTCTCTGGTTGACTTCCCTGCCGACTACAAGAAGGACCCTGAGAACGACTTCCACGTTGTTAAGAAGCTGTGGGATCTGTTTGACGAGGCGGATATTGTGATTGCCCACAACGGTGACAAGTTCGATATGCGTAAGGCTAACGCTCGTTTCGTAGCCCACGGGTTAGGTCCGGCATCTCCGGTCAAGTCGGTAGACACGTTGAAGGTTGCTCGTAGATACTTCATGTTCAACAGCAACAAGCTGGATCATCTTGGTGACCACCTCGGTGTTGGTCGTAAGGTTTCTACGGGAGGTTTCGAAACTTGGGCAGGCTGTATGCGTGGTGACATGAAGTATTGGAAGTTGATGATTAAGTATGCTAAGCAGGATGTTGATTTGCTTCGCAAAGTTTACATGAAGTTGCGTCCCTGGATGAAGAACCACCCGAACCTTAACGTGTACGATGGTGGCCAGAACTGCCCGACATGCGGTTCTAGTAGCCTGCAGAAGCGGGGTGTGCGTTACACCCAGGTCGCTACATATCAGCAGTGGCAGTGCAACAGCTGCAAGTCGTACAGCAGAACCCGAGTATCTGAGCAGGTCGAGCGTCCCTCAATCGTTCCCTAATAATATGACACTTGAAGATAATCTTTACGAGTCCGTGCCTGATAGGCTTTACTATGATCGTAGCTACACGACATGGTATGCCTGCTATGACAGCGACATGTGTGTACTGACAAACAGTACGGGCAGCTTAGAATCTTTCTGTTATTCGTCCAAGAGCGAATACAGAGACGTACGGAGGACAATTGTAGAAGAATACGACCTTAAGCAGGTGAAGCAAATTTATGATGAAGATGACTGAAACTGAAGGACTGTCTTTCGAAGACGTTCTGATTGTTCCTCGGTATTCGGAAGTTCGTAGCCGGTCAGACGTAGATTTGTCTACCCGTTTGGGCCACGTCGATATGCGTATTCCGATCATCGCTGCGAACATGGATACTGTTTGTGGTCATGAGATGGCTGGCGCTATGGATCGGCTGGGAGGTTTCGGTGTCATTCACCGCAACATTCCGTTGAGCACTTCGGATCCGCTTGCTTCCCGATTTGGTTGTGTGGCAGGTAGAACTAACCGTACTGCTGTAGCGTTCGGTGTCAACGATGATCTTGATGCCGTAGTCAGAGAGGTCAACAATTGGCGAACTAAGATCGTTGTTTTGGACATTGCCCACGGTCATAGCGCTCACGCGTTGGACGCTATTCACTACATTAAGGATCAGTTTGATCACGAAGTGACTATTGTTGGCGGTAATGTGGCTACCGGTCAGGGCGTTGCGGACTTTGCTGAAGCAGGCGCTAATGTCGTTAAGGTCGGTATCGGTCCTGGCGGTGCTTGTTCTACACGGGTTGTGACCGGTGTTGGCGTTCCGCAGCTAACTGCTATTGCTGATTGCGCTGAAGCCGCCGACGCTTATGATGTGCAGATTATTGCTGATGGCGGTATCAAGACTCCCGGCGATGCTGCTAAGGCACTAGCTGCTGGTGCAGATGCCGTCATGATTGGCAACATGTTTGCAGGCACCGACGAAGCTCCCGGCGAGATCATGGAAGTAGACGGTAAGAAGGTAAAGGCGTACCGTGGTATGGCTTCAACAGCAGCAGGCTCTGACTACCCTGAGGGAGTGTCAGGCTACGTTGACTACAAGGGCAGCGTTGAAGCTATCGTTGAAGGGTTGGAGCGAGGCATCAAGTCTACTTGCAGCTATGTGGGTGCGAAGAACATTCTTGAGCTTCATAACAACGCTACGTTTATGAAAGTTTCTAACGCCTCCTTGCGTGAGTCCGCTCCGCATGATATGATTGTGGCATGAGTGAAGACACCTCCCTTACTTTGTTTGATGATTGGCTGCACGAAACGTATGTAGCTGATACGTCTATCGGCAACGTCACGCTGGTAAGGTCTGACGACGATTTCGCTAATTTCAGAGACTGGCTGTTTAGTAAGCAGCGTCCTCTTGCATACGATATTGAGGCCACGGGCCTTGATATTTTCTCCACAACTTGGGAGATTAAGAGTATTCAATGGGGCGATCAGGATGAAGCGTTTGTGTTCATTTGGAAAGAGCCGTGGTTTCAGCGATCTATTGATATCGTGATGAACGAGACCGATTGTAGGCTTCTGGCTCATAACGCGGTTTTCGATGCGTTGGGGCTAGATCGCCACGATCATGTTGACGCTATCGAACTTTTAGATAGAACTTATGATACGAAGATTTTGTCGCATTTGGCTGATCCTCGTAGCCGAGTTGAGGGCGGTGTAGGTCACGGTTTGAAGAACCTTGCTGCACATCATGTTGACAAGAGTGCTCCTGATTCGGATCAGGCGCTTAAGGAGTTGTTTAAGCAGCAGAAGTGGTCGGTTAAGGAAGGTTGGCGAAACATTCCTGCCGCACATCCGACTCTGGTGCATTATGCGGGTACCGACGTTATTTTGACGGCTCGCCTGTTTCCTCATTTGCGTAAGGAAATCAAACGTCAAACTATGGACCATTTGGTCAGGTATGAGCATCAGATTTTGAAGCTTGTTGCCGATATGGAACGTCGGGGTTTGCGTATTGACGTAGACTACGCCGAGCAGCTTGTTGAGCAAATGAATGCTGAAGAACAGGCCCATATTGATGTTGTTCGCTCGTTTGGGGTCGAAAACCATAACGCTACGAAAGATGTAGCTGAGGCTTTGACTAAGCTAGGGGTTCGGCTTACTGAAACTACTGCTTCGGGCGGCTTGAAGGTCGATAAGATGGTTTTGCAGGCAATTATTGACGATGAAGACTCTGGTATGGCTGGAGAGCTTGCCCGTGCGGTTATGGCAGCTAAGAACAGCGCTAAATGGCGAGATAGTTACGTAATCGCTTCTCTTGCCAGTATGGACAGCAATTTGAGAGTCCATCCGAAAATGAACAGCTTGCAGGCCCGGACGGGGAGAATGTCTTTGACTGACCCTCCGTTGCAGCAGCTACCGTCTAGCGGTGATGCTATACGTCGAATGTTCCTTGCGGAAGAAGGATGCCGGATGGCTTCTATCGACTTCTCTGGCGTAGAGCTAAGAGTTTTAGCTGCACTTTCCCAAGACCCTGTTATGTTGCAGGTGTTCAAAGAAGGTGGCGATTTGCATCAAACCACCGCTGACAACACGGGAGTTACCAGAAAGATCGCTAAAACAGTGAATTTCGGTAAGGTTTACGGAGCAGGCCCGCAAACTCTTTCTAGGCAATCAGGACTTTCAGTTGAAGAAGCCCAGAAAGTGTGCGACTTGTTCGACAGCACCTACCAGGGCGTTACCCGCTATGCGCATCAGCTAGCTCATCCGGTTAAAACAGGCAAGCGTAACTATGTTATTACACACACTGGTAGGAAGCTTCCTGTAGACGCTGAGAGGCCATATGCGGCCCTCAACTACTGTATTCAGTCCACGGCCCGAGATGTTCTCGGTAGAGCCATGGTGAAGCTGTACGAGGCCGGTTATTGGGACTATGCTTTGCTTCCTATCCACGATGAGATCCTTTTCAGTTTCCCTGAAGAGACGGCTGTGGAGATGTGTCGTGAAGCGGGTGTGGTTATGGAGATGATCCTCAAAGATGTGCACATTTCTACTGAGCCTGATCTTGGCGGAGAGTCATGGGGCACGTTATATACAGAAGGCGAACATGAGGTAATTGAGTTGACTGACGACGACCGCAAGAAGTACGGTGACGAGACTTTGCGGAAGGCACTTTTTGAGTCACCGACTTACGAGTTTTAGGCTCGTATTACTTACAAAACCGGCGACTTACTAGCATTTCTTCAAAATTATTCGCAAAACTTGGCGATGTGGGGTTGTGTCCCCGTTTGATCGGTGCTAAGGTTTCCGACATCTTCCGCAAAGCGTAGAAGATACCGTATATCTCAGATGAAAGGCAGCTATATGGCTGGATACACTCTCAGTTCAAAGCACAAGATTCTTACCCGTGAAGAAGAGATTGTGCTGGGACGGGCAATTCAAGAAGGACTAGAAGCCGACCGGATTCTCAACGAATCCCACATTGAAGGCATTAGTATTGATCCCATGGAGAGGCGACGGTTGAACGCAGCCGTTCGGGAAGGTAAGCGCTCCAAGGACACGTTCGTTTCGCACAACTTGCGGCTAGCGATGGACACGGCAGCGAAGTACGCACGTTCGCAGTCCCGTATGGAGTATGAGGATCTCATTCAGGAAGCCACGATTGGTCTTATGCGTGCGGCAGACAAGTTCGATCCTGAGCGTGGGTTCAAGTTCTCTACGTATGCTACGTGGTGGTGCCGACAGGCGTGCCAGCGTGCTATAGCGAACCAGGGCCGTGCTATACGTCTACCTATGCATGTTGAGGCTGATGTGCGTAAGCTGGCTGCTGTGGTTGAGGAGTTTGAGTCTAGCCGTAGCAGTTTTTCGATGTATGAGATTGCTGACTATCTGGATTGGGAAGACGATTATTTGGATGAGATTTGGGGCCATATGGAGAACACAAAGTTGGAGTCTTTGGATGTTCCTTTGAGCGAGGAAAGCATGGTTTCTCATGCTGACACGTTGGTGAATTCGGATCAGATTGCGGTAGAGGACGCAGGTATTGAGGGCAGTTTTGCTGACGATATCATGCAGGCTTTGTCGATTCTGCCTGAGCGGGAGTATGATGTGTTGATTAAGCATCATGGTCTTGCGGGGCAGGGCGCTCCGAAGACGTTGCAGGAGATTGGCGAGTCGATGGGTTTGACTCGTGAACGTGTTCGGCAGCTAGAGGCTAAGGCTATTGCCCGGTTGCGGCATCCTTCTTCTGGGATTGCTTGGGCATTTAGTCAAGAAAACGACGACTGAGGTTGTTGTTTGAGAAGTAGGTGCTATACTGCTTCTCACTAGCCCCCGTGGCGGAATTGGCATACGCAGCGGACTTAAAATCCGTCACCTTCACGGTTTGTGGGTTCGAGTCCCACCGGGGGTACTATGAACATATTTGTTGTTGAAACTGATCCCGTAGAAGCAGCACAGGCGCTGTGTGACAAGCATGTGCCGAAGATGACTGTTGAGAGCGTGCAGATGCTTGTGTCTGCTCTTCGTCGGCATGGTGCTACGGACGACGATGTGCCTTTGACTGCTAAGGGCACGCCGCATCGTGGCGGGTATGCGAATCATCCGAGTACTCGTTGGGTGGGCGAGTCGATCAGTAACTTTAACTGGCTTTTTGAGCATGCGTATGCGTTGTGTGAAGAGTTCAGTTTCAGGTTCAACAAGGAACATGCCTGTTTGAAGCAGTTGGACAAGATTGTTGATTCGTCCCATCTTCTTCCTGACGGCGAGTTGACTGATATTGCATTGGCTGTCGGTGATGCATTCCACGAACGTCTTGGTTTTAAGCACGCTCCAATTGATGAAGCCGTTGACATTTATCGTGAGTTTTATATAATAGACAAAGAATCTTTTGCCGTATGGTCAAAAGGACGCCCAGCACCAGCTTGGTGGTAAAATTCCTGAAAGGTTTAAAATGGAAACAAACATTGATCCTAATGCAATTGTAGAAGACCTGCTTGAGCAGATTAAGCAGCTAACAGCCGCTAACACCGTTCTGCGTGTGAACCTGAACACCGCTCAGCGAGTTATTGTTGAACTTCAGGAGCAGGCTGCTCTGGCTGAAGAAGAAACTCCAAAGGAGTCAGGTAAGACTACCAAGTCGTGAGATAAGTACCCTGAAGCTTCGGTATACTAGAGATAGGTCTTGTAAAGGAGATTTCTATGGCTGCTGGAGCTTATGACATGGTGTGCGAGCAAGGTTCTACGTTTTCTCGCACCCTAACTGTAAAAGATAGCAACGGGGACGCACGTGACCTTAGCTCGTACACTGGCCGAATGCATGTTCGCCGCACTACGAGTTCTTCTACCACGATTATCGAGTTAACTACCGCTAACGGTAGAATCTCAACGAATAGTTCTGGTGAGATCGTGTTGTCTATTTCTGCTACTGACACCGCCGCTTTAACTGACGGGGGTGTTTACGACTTGGAGATTGAAGACAGCGAAGGCAACGTGGAGCGAGTTGTTGAAGGCATTTTCACGCTTGACTTAGAGGTTACACGGTAAGGTAAATCGAATGATTAACGAAGTAGAATGGCATGTTGATGGTCACCGCATTCTACTAAACATTAACAAGACAAATATTGATATTGCTCCCAGTATCTGCCCTCATGGTAACAGCGAAGATGCGCCTTGCTACCACGAGGGCATTTCTGGTTGTATGGTCAACTATTTTATTAACGTGTTTGGTTTAGAGTGCAATATTGGTACGGTTCCTGCTGAGTCAAGTCTTGAAATAGCGTGGGCGACGGTTGAGGACAACAAGTGGGAGATTGACTTGGTTGATTTGTGTGTCATTCCCGTGACTGATCCGTATTTTGCTGATTGGTTTAGTGAAGTTTCTTCAGACTAGTAGTTGTTAGCTTGTTTATTTTTTCGGTAGAATGTATATGAGGGCTTTTTGGAGGCAAAAATGGCTGCTTTTGTTATGTCTTACCCATTTAGCATGGATGCGGTTAATGGTCGCTTCAGTACGGTAAGTACGGATACTGATACTTATAAGGGGCAACAGATTTCTGCTTTTCTGAAATCTAGGAAAAACGAACGGGCACTTATGCCTGAGTTTGGGATTACTGATCCTACTTTTCATAAATTTGATGCTGGTGCGTTTACTTCAGATTTTTACGATTTTTATCCTAAGTCTATTACCTTGAAAGAAGTTAGTTTGTTGAAAAAGGGTGGAGTTGTTACTGATGCCCGAATTGAGTTTGGTTAGTGAGGTATCGTCATGTCTTCTTCACCTGATGTAAGCAGCTACGTTGATTTAACTATTTACGATGAAGATCCGGTAGTTATCCTTAATGATATTCTTTCGAGTGCTCGTGGACTTCTTCCCGGCTGGCAGCCAGAGGCTGGACAGATTGAAGTTGTACTGGCGGAGGCTTTTGCTAATCGGACTTCACAGCTAGCAGCTACGATTAATCGCCTACCTTCAGCAACCACAGAAGTTCTGCTTCAATTATTTGGTTTAACTAGAAGTAACGGTACGAAAGCAACTGCCACAATTGATTTGACAATGTATGCGGATGACACGTTGTATGCCGGGACCCGATTCATGTACTACGACCGAAACGAAGCAAGGTCTTACATTTTTACACTTGACGCTGACGTTACTACTACCGGCAGGTCAGCTTCAGGTCTAGCTGTGACGGCAGAAGCTGTCGGTGCTGCTTACAACTCTTCTACCTCAGTTGGGGAGTCTTTAGTATTGTTGACAGCGAGCGACAACTTTGAGGCTGCCACGTTTGCGACCAATCCAACGGACGGTGCCGATGCTGAGACAGACAGCGATTACTTTACAAGGGGTACGACACTACTAGCTAGCTACACCACCGCATCGACTACAGCTTCGCAGATCAAATATTATGTGTCGGCAAATAAGACGTACGCTAACCGGGTAGAGGTTTATAACCGTAGACGTTACCGTGACCGTGATACCACAGCTACAGATTACAGTACTCATGATGGTTATGCTCTTGTGGCTGTTGGTGGTAATGTGAGTACGGCAGCCTCTGCGACAGCGCAGCTTCCTGTTTCGACTAGCAACCTGTCAGACTTGTATGATTCTCTTACGGCCCGAGTTGCTTCTGGTGTAACGATTGATGTTATGAGCGCCGAGCTTGCTTCTGTTAGCGTTACAGCTACTGTGGTTAAGACTTCAGGTGCGGTTGCTTCGACTGTAAAGACTGCTGTAGAGAATGCAATTAAAGCGTATTTTGATCCTAACCAGTGGGATTGGTCTTCGAACACGGTTCGCCAGAACGAGTTGATTTCATTGATTGACGGTATTTCTGGTGTTGACTATGTTTCTTCTTTGACGCTTGATGGTCAGACTCTTATTGGTACAGATAACATTGGTTACTACACTGCTTCTGGCGGTACAGCAGCGTCTGCGACTTTGGTAACTTCAGGCGTAACCGACGCAACTTATGCGGTTGGTGAACTTGGCTTCTATTATGTAGACGCTGACGTTGCTACTCCAGTTGTGTATGAATTTGAAAATGCTGAGTCAATCGTGGTTTCAGGCGGGGCAGGTACCGGTGTCTTTGTAGCCAAAGCAAACGGGATAGGATACAACGACACTTCCAACAGCGGTAACGTAGATGCCGGTGCAACCTACCAAGGTACAGGGACAGTTGCTGCGGCTCTCGGCACTGCCACGGTATCTTCTGGGGCCATAACCGGTGGAAGTAACGACAGCAACACATTTACGGTACTAAATGGTACAGGAGCAGTTGATAGTGACCTGACAGTTCGCAACCTTGGTACTTTGCTAACTTACGGCACGTTGAATATTACAGTTTCATAGTTGGAGTTCAGGTATGTCTCATAGGATTATTAACGGCCTATCATCGACTGAAGCTAACTTTGGTACTAGGCAATCAAACGATTACGGTGGGTGGGCGCTCAATTCGGGCACGGCCACGTTAAGGTTTGATGCCAATCGTGGCTTCTACAATAAATATGTTCCAGGCGATGAATACGAGTCCACATATATGGGTAACTCGTTACAAGTAAGATCTACAACGTCGCAATCATCTGTGGTTGTTGAATCACCGTTTATAAATTCAGTAGGGTTAAGACCCTACTTGATTAGTATTGCTGCTTATTCTAATGTTAACTCTGAAGCGACTTTGGCTGTTGATTACTATGCGTCTGAGTCAGATTCTTCACCTACTGAAAGTTCAGAGTCACAAACTGTTTCGATAGAAGCCGGTAATTACTTAAGACTTTACTTAGGTTTTACCGCTGACCCTGACGCTACGCTAATGAAGGTAAAAATTACTTTTACCGGACCAAGCGCAGGTAGCTTGGCTGCAGATGATGTTATTGCTCTTTATGATCCTGTTGTTTGTGAAGAGCACTATACAGGGTATGGTAGAATTTCGTATCTTTTCTACACAGACCTGCCTGAGTTTATGCGGTTAGATGATGAGAACATTGCCAGCATTGTAAAGTCTCCACAAATTCCTCTACCTTTAAAACGTTTGGTCGAATCACTTGCGTACCCTGCAGATAATATCGCAGATACCGCCATTGATTTTCAGTACACCCGTGCGACTGAGGGTACGGAAAGTAAATCTAAACTTACCGACCCAGACACCGCTGATACGGCATATCTGTTCTGGCTAGCATCAGTTACCGCTACGACATTGCTTTCTGCTTCGTCGGGCTTTACCCCTTGGGCTGCTCTAGAAGACTATGATGGTGATAGCGGTGGAGATCCTGGCGAGTGGGAAGACATTGAAACGCTAGCGGACTGGCTTGCACTTCAAAGTTTAGACCCAGAATTTTTCGACACAATTCAAGGTTTCCGTGACCAGATCCGGACAGGGTTCTCAGGTATCAACGCAGGCCGTGCCGACACGATCGTAAGCTACATTCGTACCCTGCTCGACACAGCAACGCCAAACGATACTGCTGTTGTTGTAAACAAAAACGCTATGGAAAACCCATTCCAGCTGAGTGTCCTAGTAGACCCTGCGGCAGATCCCGACTCAGCAGGTAATTTCATTACTGACGCTGTAAACAGCAGCTTGTCTGCCGGTGCATTTGCGACCAAAGTTTCTGAAGCAGCTAACTCCGGTGATGTGTCATATGATATGACGAGTTTGCTTTACCCTGCCACGCATTCTAGTTCTGCGGCTGGCGGTGTAGACATTTACGGCAAATCGTTTATTTCGGATGAACGTAACTTCGCTCGACATATTCGACTTAACGAAACATCTTCAAATACTGTTGTTGAGATCGGTGGCGGCGTGGGCGACTCGCATTACAGCGCTGATTCGCAATACTTCTATGGCGATATGTCTAGCTCAACTTACGGGTCGATTACGAGCAGCGATACTGCTACTTTAGATTTGGGTGGCTCGTCTACAGGATACGATCTAGTCTTTGTTGTAACAGATATTACGCTGCCTTCTGCGGCGGTTGATACTGCTGGCGACGGCGGCACCACTCCTGCCGACTGGTTGTACCGTGAAAAGTATCTACTAGCGTGCGGTACCGACTCAAGCAGTTCGGACAACGACTGGGCTGTTTATTTAGTTTCAGGTCATACTTCCGGTCCTGACACTGACGTGCGGCTTCTGCTTGTTGACGGATACGAGGCTGTAGGGGCAGCGAACTATGCCGTGTCCGATCCGATTGATTTCAACAGCATCGGTGCTACAGGCCAGTATGTGTTGCGTGTTTCTAGATCAGCTTTGTCAGGAAGTGACGCTACTGTTTCGTTCTACGCTCAAGGTTCGCTGTATGACGAT